ACGTCTAGTAAGCCGACTGGTTCGCAGGGGGATATGGACTCTGAGAAGGAGTTGTTCGATTATCTCGATACCATCCCGAATGCAAAGGATCGGGTGCTGATCAAGCAGTTCGTGAATGGTGGTGTCGCTGGGCGCGGGAAGGCGAAGGGGTATAAGAGCATGTGCATGATGTACCCGAATGAGGTTGCTGGTGCGGACCTGTCATCCTTTGATGTGCTGGGCATGGAATGGAGCGCTGATCAGGATGTGTGGGACACTCTCAAGGCGACGGGCAAGCCGCTGATTGCACATATCATTACGACGAAGCAGCAGGCTGATACAGCCCTCGCTAGGGGTGCTACAGGCTTGATGGCGTCAGTACCGAGTGTTGTTCATCCGTGATCTTAAATGACCACCACGCATTACTCAGCGTGGTGGTCATTTATACTATTGCTATGAAGAATATTTTGAGCTCGATGGAAGAACCCCGTTCGGTAACGGGTGTCATGGTGGGGATTTATTGCCTTATCTCTGTTACCGGCGTTATGTTCCTTTTGCGCGTAGGGAGTCTGCCTTGGGTGGTTATTACGGCTGGGGCTGTCATGTTGGTGTCGGGGGTCCTTGGTGCTCCTTCCGCGTGGAGGGGTAGTTGGTGGCTAGAAGGCCCTGCGGCGCTGTTAGCAGTTGTTGGCATGTTGCTGATTTCGATTGACGAGTTGCTGCTTCCAACGGCACATGTCAGGTGGCCTTTGCATGTTATTATCTTATCGGTAATTATCGGCTTGTTTTTCCTGGGCAGGGCTTTGCGGGTATGGCCTTACTCGTATCGTCCTGGTGTCTTGCCGAAGACAGAACTGGAAAAGGCTGAAGAGAAATACATGAGGACCCGCAAGGAGTACTTGGCGGCCATCAACAACTAGGAGCACCATTGAATACTGCAAGCATTGGAGTAGTGTGCTCTGTTGCAACGCTGATCATTAAGACTATCATTGATCTCTGTGTCGAACGCTATAAGAAGGCTCAAGAGACTAAAGAGGCTCGGGATAATCTCGAATCTCATCTTCGCAGGCAAGTATTGGTGTGGAGGGAACATGCATATGCTGTGCGTGTCGCGGCTGTGAAAGCTGGTGTGAAGGTAGAGGACCTGCCTTCTGTTCCGAAGGAGGATTAATGTCATTTCTTATTGGTGTGTTTGTCGGCTTGATTGTTGGCATGACTGGCATGTATGCATACTTGGATCATAAGTTCCAGAAGACTATCGAGGGGGTTATTCGTGAGTTCAATGAGCGAATCTCGGACGCTTTTGACGAGTGATGACCCAGGAGTGAAAGGGCGGCGAGATGCTGCCTTGTCGTTGCTGAAGCGTGGCGCTGATCGTAACAAGATCATTGAAGCGACAGGCTTTACGTCGGATGAGCTGTTCATTATCGAGCAGGCGTATTACGACAGCCGACAGGAACTCTCACCTCGCAACATGCGCATCAAGCAGCTTGACCGCCTTGATGCGCTTGTCGACATGGCCTACTCGCAGATTGAGATGTTCGGTCTTGCTGATGATAAGGGCAATTGGGGTGCGAACATTCAGGGTCTTCTTGCGGTCTTGCGTGAAATCTCTGAGGTTGCCAACCTGAAGCGGCAGACCGTGACGCATGAGATTCGGGTGATCGAGGAGAAGCAGGTAGCAGTCATGCTGTCGTTCACCAACCAGGTGCTTGAAGAGTACACGGCGCTTGTGTACCCTCATTTGTCCGCTGAAGCGAAGCGCGCCCTGGAGACGAATAAGGCTGACTGGTTCTCTCAGGCTGTGAATAAGCCTGCGGCGTTGCTTGAAGCTACTGTCGAGATGGAGGGTGACTGATGCTACCTTTTGGTGCTGTCGCTAAGAAGTTTTCTGACGCTCAGCGTCTTGAAGTGTGGCGCAATAACCCTGCGAAGTGGGCTGAGGACCATGGTTTGTTCATGTGGTCTAAGCAGCGCGAGGTTTCACAGTCTGTTGTTGAACATCAGAAAACCCTTGTGGTTACGGGCAATGGGGCGGGAAAAGACTTAACACTCGGTCAAAAACTGCCCACACCCACAGGCTGGACAACTGTTGGAGACGTGAAGGTAGGAGAGTACGTTCTTGATGAGCTAGGCAGGCCGACTAAGGTTACTGGCAAGTCAAGAATCTTCTACCATGATCTTGTAAAGGTTATCTTCAATGATGGCGCAGAGATTATTTGTTCGCCTAATCATGAATGGGTGACGCTTAACTTCAAGGAGGCTGGGCGCGCTCGTAGGCGCATTGATGGTGACTGGCGTAACGGCTGGTCTTATGGTCGTACCCGCGAAACACGCGAGATCATGTCGTCTCTGCGACACGGCAAGCAGAATCAGGCTAATCACTATGTCCCGATTAATGCACCAATTGTCGGACAAGAGGCTGATCTGCTAATTGACCCCTATGTGCTTGGTGTGTGGCTTGGTGATGGTCATTCATGCGACCCTTGCATCACTATTGGTGAGCGAAAGCAGCATATCAAGCAAATCTTCGCTGATAAGGGCATTGAGCTTCGTCAGTATTCTTATCACTCGGATACGGCTGAATGTCTTGCTTTTACTCATCAGGGTTACAAGGCTAAACTGCGTGAGCTTGGTGTTCTGAACAACAAGCACATTCCACAGGTGTACTTGCGTGCATCTATCAAGCAGCGGATTGACCTTCTGCGTGGCCTCATGGACACTGATGGCTTCAACGCCGGGACAAAGACAAGCACGTGTGTCGGCATTGACTTCATGAACAAGCAGCTAGCATTTGGTGTTGTCGAGCTGATTCGTTCCCTCGGTGTGCGCTGCTCCATGTCGAAGGAACGGACGTACCTGAATGGTGAAGATGCAGGACCCCGCTGGCGTATGGTGTTCAACCCTACGTTTGACCCGTTCACACCCGGTTCTGTGAAGAGTCTTGAGCGCCCAGAACAGGACGCTCAGGCTTCGCGCAAGACCGTGCGTACCATTGTCGATGTCGTGCTGGTGCCGACTGAGCCGACTCAGTGTATTGAGGTCGATTCGCCCTCGCACATGTATCTCGTGGGCGAGCACATGGTGCCAACCCACAACAGCCGCCTGTCAGCTACCCTTGTGAACTGGTGGGTGGACACCCACCCTGTCGATGACACGACAGTTGTCACCACGGCGACAAACTGGAAACAGGTCCGTAACGTCCTGTGGAAAGAGATACCCCGTGTCAAGGCTGTTGCTGGTATTCGTGGCAAGGTGAACGCCGATGCGACGTGGAAGATGGATGACCGTCAGGACCCTATTGCTTTCGGTATGAAGCCGGATGATAAGGACGAGTCCGGCTTCCAGGGTGTCCACGACCAGTACGTCCTCGTGATCATGGACGAGGCCGGAGGCATCTCCAAGGAAATCTTCACCGCAGCCGACGCCATCACGACGAACAAGTTTGCACGCATCCTGGCCATTGCTAACCCGAATGACCCTTCGTGCTACATGGCCGAGGTCTACAAGCGCGAGATGCGCCTGAAGCCAGAGGAACGCTCGTGGAACATCATCCAGTTCGGAGCATATGACACGCCTAACTTCACGGGCGAAGTCGTACCCGTCGAAGTCGCGACTCGTCTTGTGCAGGTTGACTGGGTTGAGGCGCGTAAGAAGGAATGGGGCGAGGATGACCCCCGCTTTGTCGCACGTGTCCTTGGCGAGTTCCCTGACGTGTCTGACGACGGCCTGTTCAACATGGGCCGCGTCATGCAGTCTATGGAGGCGTACGACACCTCGGAGCCGGATGAGGGCATGCCGATCACGATTGGCGTTGACGTTGCCCGTTACGGTTCCGACAGTTCCGTGATCGTGTCGAACCAGGGCGGCTACATCAGGATTCATGGCCGGTATCAGGGCTTGAACGGTCCTGAGCTTGCACGCAAGGTCGGCGAACTGGCCGTGGAGATGGGGGCTGTCGAGATTCGTATTGACGCTATTGGTGTCGGTGCATCAGTGCTCGACAGCATCTACAACTTCGTTCCGCCAACCATTTCCGTCGTCGGCATTCACGGTAACGCGAAGTCAGGTGATAGCACGAAGTGGTACAACTACCGTGCAGCCATGTACGACCAGTTTGCCAAGGCTGTCGCTGATGGAAGGGTGTATCTTCCTGACGACGACGAGCTGCATAACGAGATTGCATCGATCAAATATGAGTACCGTGGGTCCGCGCTGCTCATTGAGTCGAAAGAGAATATGCGTAAGCGTGGCATTAAGTCCCCTGACGTTCTTGATGCTGTTATTTATGCATACCAAAACATTGGCGCAATTATGGCAGGCGACTCCGAGGGACAATACTTTTCACCAGATGATTTGTTGGATGCCGATGATCTTACCGACTTCATGTTTGAGGATGAATTGGCTTACTTTATTGCGTGATAGGCTTAGTTTATGAAGTACGAGCAGAAACTTATCGAGGCTTTGGGGGCTTATTCTGAGTCCCTTGCCCGCCTTCGACAGGAGGACATCGGCTGGGTGTCGTTGTCCGCTGTCGAGGGTGCTGACTCGCTTATTACTCTTGATGTTATCCGGGGTCATTCCGCACGCGCACGTCGCTTGGCCACGCTGAATCCGATTGTGAAGCGCGGTCTTGTCGTCCGCAACGCCTACATGTGGTCCGACCCGGTTGTGTATAAGGGCGCGACAAGGCCTGCACGTAAGGTGATCGACGAGAACGCTAAGGCGTGCTTCAGTGTGCAGGCCCGTGTCCGTGATGAGCAGGCGTTCAACACGGATGGCTGTGTTATCTACCTTGTCAATAAGACGACGAAGACGGTCATGCCTATCCCTTTGATGCGTCTTGGTGGTGTTGCCACGGATGATGTGACCGGGGATGTCGTTGCACTGCTTATTAATCCTGCGACTACGGGGGACCCTCAGTGGTACATGCTGTGGGATCACACGGGCGTGACGATTAATGCCGCGAACTACAAGGTGAATCGCCGCCTGACTGCTGTGTATGCGACAGTGAACCGGTTGAGTGCTGAACATTATGGCAAGCCTGATCTGATGGGTGCGTTGAATTATGCTCAGGCTTATAAGGAGCATCTGGAAATTGCACGCATGATGCAGAAGTCCTTGTCGCGTCTGGCTTTCAAAGCGAAGTCCGTGAATGCCAAGCAGCAGCAGGCCGTGACGGCTCGTATGGCTGGCATGGGTGTCGGCGGCACTGCCTCGATTGGGGCTGGTCAGGACATTCAGGCGATTACGAAGGCTGGTGCTGGTGTCGATTTCTCTGCTGGCACGCCTCTTGCGGCTATGGTGTCGGCCGCTCTCGATATCCCCTTGTCGGTGTTGCTGACAGATGGCTCTGCTGGTGGACGACAGGGCGCTGAGACTGCTCTGGAAGACCCTACCTTCAAGGCATTGGAGCTTCGTCGTCAGCTTCATATCGACATGCTTAATGAGGTTGCGCAGGCTCTCGGCATTAAGATCAATGTCGAGTACGGTTCGATCAATAATGACCAGACGCATCGCCGTATTCAGTCTCTGACGCTTGCGTACCAGAATGGCGCGTTGCACCAGGTTGAAATGCGCTCCGGTGTATTGCAGTTGTTGAAGATTGCTGGGTCCTTGCCGTTGGAGGATTTGCCTGAGTTGCCTTCTGAAGATGAGGACTCGACATCAACAAAGAGTGACGACGAGACCAAGGACGGGCGTGCGACAGGTGTCGGACCCCTGTCGGACGGAACAAACGACAATAGGAATAGGGGGACCGATGCATAAGCTGCATGAGTCTTTCTCACCGGAGGCTAGTTCTCTGGGTGATGGGAAGTATCGGATTCGCATTATCACGCCGGGTCAGGGTTCGAGTGGTATTTACACTGCTGAGAACTTGGCTGAGTCTGCTCCTTTGTTCAAGGCTGGCACTGAGATGTTCATTGACCATCCGACAGAATCTGAGGAGTGGGAGCGCCCGGAGCGTTCTATTCGTGACTATGCTGGTGTCTTCTTGGAGGATGCTACTGTCGGAGAAGATGGCGCACTCTATACGGTGTGCAAAGTCTTTTCGGGTGTGAATGAGCTAATCAAGGATAAGTGGGAGCATATTGGTGTTTCCATTAATGCCTGGTGTGCTGACCCTATTAGCGAGAATGGGATTGTTCCGCCTATTGCTGGTGTGCGTTCGGTTGACTTTGTGACTACTCCGGGTGCAGGTGGTGCTATTGTCGATCTGCTAGAATCTAATCGAAACGACAATTACGTTAAGGAGGCGGGCATGGACAAGGAGATCGAGTCCAAGTTCGACGAGCTGAAGGCTTCTCTTATTGAAGCTCTCTGTTCTAAGCTCGAAGCTGCTATGGCTACTATTCAGGAGGCCAAGGCAGAAGAGCCTACCGAAGAGGCATCTGTCGATGTTGATTCGGTTCTTGAGGCTGGCCGCAAGATTGCTGAGTCTGGTTTGCCGGAGGCTGCCATCGTGCGTGTTCGTGAGGCCGTGAAGGCTGGTGCGGATGTTGATTCCGCTTTGGAGTCTGAGCGTGCTTATCTGAAGGAGGCTGTGGCGGCTACTGCTACCCCGGTTGACGACAAGCCTGTCAATACTTTCAAGAAGATCGGTTGGTGATCACTGTGGCGGTTATGCCTATTAAGGTTCCGGTTGTCAAGGACAATCAGATTTTCGAGTACTCGGATACTCTTTCTCTGCCTGTCGATGCAGCGCAGGCTCATCTTGAGCCGGGTGATGTCGTTGTCATTAATAAGACGAACGGCATTGCTGGCATTCTTCAGTCGAAGGTTCGCCCCACGACTGCTGAGCCTGAGAAGACCCTCGGTGAGGTCTTGACTGCTCCGACCTATGGCCTGAATGGCCCCGGCTACGCCTCTGTGCGTGTCGCAGGTGGTGTGTTCGAGCTGACCGGCAAGGTCACTGCTGATGCCAAGGCCGGTGACCTTGTGTACGTGAAGGCTGCGACGGGTGCTGGCACCAAGCCCGTTGTGACGACCGTCAAGACGGGCGCGGATGTCGTTATCGGCTGGCTGAAGGAGCCGGTGTCGTCCGCTTCTGTCGATCAGAAGATGCAGGTTGTCCTTGCGCCTGCAAAGACCGCCTGATAGGAGGCAATTAAAGTGCGTTTCAAGAACCAGGAAGACTTCAATACTCAGTTGGCTGAGGCCCTTGCAGGTGACCGTCTTGCACAGGCTCGCCTGAAGGAAGCCATCACTTCTGACCAGCTCGCGCCCATGTTCGTGACAGCCGCGAACGTACGCTTCCAGGAGTACTTCGACTCCTACAACACCCTATGGGGCAATATTGCGACGAAGGAGCTGTTGACGGATTTCCGTCCGGCTTCGCTGCTGTCGCTGAAGCCTGACTCCGCGACTGTGCCCGTCGACAACGGGGGCTACAAGCACCCTATCGGCACGTTGCCACATGTCCCTGAGCTGACGCCGTACCCCACCATGTCGTACCAGGCAGAGGGTGCGTTTATCACCACCAGCAAGCATGGTGCTCGTATCCAGTTCTCCTTCGAGTCGTTCATCAACGACGAGTGGAATGTGATTGCGCGTTTCCCGAAGGATGCTGCGACGCTGGCTGCTCGCACGGAGGACCTGCTGGTTCTGCTTCAGATTTTCGATCCGGTCACGAAGTCTCTTCGTGCGGACGTGTTTAATGACGCCAACAAGACGAAGGCTGACTTCACGACCGTTCCGGACGAGTTCACTGGCGGCACGGGTGCTGGTGGTGTCGGTGGCGTGAAGAACGCGGCATTGAGCTTCGATGCCATTGTGGCCGCGCGCTATCAGGCTCTTGCGACCATCCGTGATGGCCACTCCACGTACGTCCCCGAGGGTTTCGTGCTGGTGACCAACCCGGCGCTGGCCGAGGTCGCCAAGAACTACACCCTCATCAATGAGATTCGTACGCAGGTCGGCAAGCGCACGGAGATTAAGGCGAACCCGCTGAAGGGCTTGGAGGTTCTTTCCTCTGACCTCATCTCGGTTGTTGGTGGTGAGAAGGCGTGGGTGCTTCTGCCCAAGGGTGGTCGTGCCAATGGCAAGACTGTCTTGGCCAAGACGGGTATGATGGGTCGTGAGGCTCCTGAGCTTCGCATCCATAACAAGACTGGCCAGATGCTCGGCGGCGGGGATGTTAACCCTTATGAGGGTTCGTTCGACAATGATGACATCGAGATTCGTATTCGTCAGATTGCCGGTGCGGGCTTGGTCCGCTATGATGGCGTTATCGGGTCTACGGGCCTGAACTCCTGACGGATCGATTGAACCCCCTATGGCTTTTGCTGTAGGGGGTTCAGTTATACTTAGATTATGATTGACTACACTTCTCCTATTGGCCAGGTAAGGGTTCTTATTCCTGACTTGCGTAAGTTGGAAGACTTACGTGATCTTCGCAATGAGCCTCGCTATTTGTTTACGGATGACGAGATTCTTGCTTTCCTTGCTGTTAACAATGGAAATGTGAAGCGGGCCGCTGCTGATGCGTGCGACGCTATCGGCATGGATAAGGCATTGCAGCTTCTCGTCTTGAAGACTGATGATAAGCAGACGGATGGCGCTAAGCTGCTTGATGCCATTGTGAAGCGTGCGAAGACTTTGCGGGAGCAGGCGAAGGAAGATGATGAGAATAACCTGTCGTTTGATGTCATCCTGCCGTCATATGAGCCTGTTGATTGGGTGGTGAACTTCTAGTGGCGCTGTCGATTGAGCCTAATATCCATCCGTTGTTTGTGACTCTTGCGCATTATCCGTTGGAGTTGTTGGCTAATAGCAAGATCAGTGTGTATCGGACCCCTGATTCTGTCGAGCATGAGTGGGACCCTGAGCATGGATTGCATAATCGGGAGAACCTGCCTATCTGGGTTGGGTGGGCGAACATCACCCCTAACGTTGACTGGCGTGCTCGTAACCGTGAGTGGGCTGGTGAAGTGACGGGCGTGCACGCGTATCGTATTCAGCTTCTTCATATCGACAAGAATGAGATCATGAACAAGCATCTGTGGGGTGATCCTGATATGCGTGTGTCGTTTGCAGAGGGTATGCGTGTGGTGATTAATGAGTCTCCTGCTGACCATCGACAGAATGGGTTGAAGCTGGTTGTCCGTAACGCCGTGTTCGACTCGTTGCCGTGGCAGCCGACGCTATTGTGTGACTTTGAGACGGGGGATACTAATGGCCAGAACTAAGAAGGTTGTCCGCTTTGATGGGCGTGTCGCTGGCATTAAGGTCACTGTCGAGTCTGACCGGTATGGTGTCGCCGCTCGTGCGAAGAAGAAGATCATCGATGCTGCGTGGAAGCGTGTGAATGAGGCTGCTCAGGCCGCTGCTGTCGCTTCCACTGAGTATGGCCGGGCGCTGATCGACACGGACCCTCGTCGCGTTGACACGGGTTACATGCGCGATACGTTCAGTGTCGATGCGTCTAAGGGTGGTAAGGTCGTGGAGATCGGTTGGCATAAGTGGGCGCGCGAGAAACCCTACTACTCATGGCAGGAGAATGGTACTCAGGGTAATAGGACGACAGGGTACTTGCGATCTGGTTTGCGTGCCAAGGCGAAGAAGTCTGCGGGTAAGGGTATTGCTCCGGCGAAGTACCTGCCCCGTGTGACGAAGGTGTTCCGTGAAGAGTTTTACGGGAGGTTGAAGTGAGGGATCGTACTTTTGAGTTTGACAGGGCTTGTCTTGATCTATTGCGGGGCATCCGGGATATTGAGGTCTTTGATTCTTTTGCTCGTGATGCGAAGAAGCCTTTGTATGTTGTGTACCACGGTGGGGCGGAAATTAACCGCTACTTGAACTCGTATCTGTCGATGGCAGGACACACTCAGGATGTGTATGAGCATCCTTTTTATGTGGATGTTTATGCTGAGAATAAGGAAATGCTCAACCGGCTGGTGTCGGTTGTGAAGGAAAAGCTCATTGGTGCTGTGTTGATTGACGGGTCGAATGAGGTGAACATTGCGGCTTCTGTCGGTTCGACGGCGGATCATGATTCGACATTGCGGCCTACTGTTTATCAGCGGCATATGAGTTTCTACGTGAACCTGGATAGGGGGGATTGATATGCGAGTACGGAATATCCACACGGGTATTGTGTGCGAAAAGTCTAAGGACATGCTGTCGGTGTTGCCCGATATGTATGAGCCTGTTGATGACGATACGCCCATGACACAGCCTAAGTGCTGTGGTGCGGATGATATCATTGATATTGACAACACGACGGATCAGGAGGACTGATTATGCCCAAGATGCTTTCTCCGAATACCACTATTTGGTGGGTTTCGGCTGACAGTGTTACCAACGTGGGTGACCTTTTTAAGGTTGCCACTTACACGGGTGCCTCGGCTAAGGCCGTGGACATTTCGTGTGCTATTGCGGCTGGCATGACGCTGGGTGCGACCGACTCGGACACGGATGACAGCCGTTCGATCTGCGATTCCGGAAACGCGAAGACCCCTACGGTGTCGAACTATGAAGCGTCGCTGACCTTCTTCCGTGAGGCGATTGCATCCGGCCAGAAGGCAGCTGGCAACACGAGCGTCTACGACAAGGCGTTCCAGCTTTATAAGCGTGGCGTCCTTGATGGCCTGAACGAGGGCTACCTTGTTCAGCGTATCGGCTTCCGACAGGGTACTCCTGTCGAGGTTGGCATGGAGATCAGCGTGTTCAAGGTTGTCGCAGACAACCCGAAGGATGAACTGGGTGACGGCGACAAGCCGATCCAGTTCACTGTGCCATTCCTGCCTCAGGGCTACATGGAACTGAATAAGGCCGTCGCGGCCTGATAGAATACCCCCGTACCTCCGAGGTGCGGGGGTATTCTCATATCTGATTGGAGTGGACATCATGCCTTTTGAACTGTCTAAGATCATCTCTTCTATCAAGCCCACTGTGAAGGCCATCGACGTACCATTGAACACTGAGGATGCTGAAAAGCTAGTGGAGCTGACGGAGATTGCAAAGACTGCACAACTGCAAGAAGCGCCCTATTCTCGGTCGATTACTGACACCACACCTGGTGTCGAATTGGCCGAGAAGCTTGAGGAGCTGCATAAGCAGACGATCACTCTTCGTCTTCGTGCGCTGTCGAACAAGGAGCTACAGGTCCTCAAGCGCCGCGTGTGGACTGATCCTGTCTTTTCAACGAAGAACAAGAATGCTGATGAGAAGACAGTTATTGATGTCGAGCGCGAGGATCGACTGATGGAGTACATTATTGCTCACGCTTGTGTCGAAGTCATTGACAACTCGACGGGTGAGTCTCAGAAAGGTCTGTCGGACGACGAGGCTGCTGAGCTTCGTGGCGCGCTTCCTGAGTTCTTGTGGCAGCAGATTTGCACCACGTGGAATGACGCTCAGACGCTGGGTGTCATGGTGTCGGAGGCGATCAGTGACCCCACGTTTCGTGGGGACGGAACTGTCGAAGCAGGAGAATCAGTGGATGCTCTTGCTTCTGAAGACCGCGAGGGCTGAAGGTAAGCCGCCAACACTGTTTATTGGTGCACATGGTATGTTTGCTCGCACCTTGCCTGTGTGGTTTGGCGACGACAAGGACTACGAGTCGGTCCCTCAAACTGAATACACGCCGCTTGATCTGGCTTTGTGTGCTGGCTATCAGTATTACCTCGACAGCCTGTGTAACAAATGCGGAACACCCTTGTGGTATGGGCGCAGTGAGCACTCATCCATTGAGTTCCATGTTGGGCATTCGACGTGCTATTCGTGTGCTGAGCTTGAGACGTATCGGGAGAAGCAGCGGGATTCAAGGCCCGGTGAAAGCACCTACACAGTGATGGATACTGTCGAGTATTCTGATGGCACAAAGGAACCAATGCCTTCTCCTTTGGAGGCATTGGAGTTCGTTAAGTGAGAATTGTCCCTGGTATCATTGAAGTGGTACCGGGGACAATTCTATGTAGAGGATTAAGACATGAGTGACGAGTCGATCAAGATTGACATTGATGTTAATTCTGCAGGGGCTGAAAAGGCTGCGCGGGATATTAGTGCTCTGGAAAAGCAGATCGGCTCTTTGCAGTCTGCTGTTGCTGCATTGAAGGCCCCGTCCGGTCGTGGTGGCTCTGTCCTTGATTCGCTGCAGCTTAATAGTGCCAAGGTCAAGAACATGCGTGAGACGGCGACAGCGTTGAAGTCTGTTGCTGATGGCCTGTCGTCTGTGTCGCGTGCCGGGGACGGCATGGCGAAGGTTGACTTGGCGGCGGGTGTTGATAAGTCTGTATCCGCGTACCGTAGGTTTGTGCGCGAAATGCAGGCCAGCAATAAGCTGACGAATGATCACATTCAAAAGCTGAAGGATACTGCTGCTGCGATGCGTGATGTCGCATCAGCGACTAATGCTATGGCGACTGCTGAGGATAAGGCGAAGCGTGCGCAGGCCGCGTTGAACCAGTCGCAGGCTCGTAAGACCGAGGCTCAGGCTGAGAAGCTTCGCGCGCAGGCAACAGTGAAGCGCGAGGATAACGCTATCCCATTGCAGCGACAGAAGGGCCGGGACGACCGTAACTTGGTGAAGGCGAAGGGCAATGAGGCTGCTCGTCTTGCCGAAATCCAGGCTGCGACACAGTTGCAGCAGGCCGAGCTGAAGCTTGCTGGCGTGACTGCTAGCGCTGAGGCGAAGCGTGAGGCTGCTGCTGTCGCTGCGTCTGCGCGTATTGCTGCTGCTCGTGAGGCTGAAGCTGGTCGTACGCAGCGTGCCATTATTAAGGAGCAGGGTTCTGGCGAGCGCCAGGCAATGCGCATTAATGCATCTGCAGCGAAGGCCCAGTTGCGTGCGAACGAGCAGGCTATTGAGAACGTTCGTTATGCTGCTCGCGACACGGCGGTGTATTACGGGGCTATTACGGCTGGCCTTGGCACGCTGGTGTCGGCTGCTGTGCAGGCTGGTATTGCTCAGGAGCGTGCATTCGCTGACGTGAAGCGCACGGCCCAGGGTACGACTAATGATTTGAATGAGTTGCGTAAGGCATACACAGATTTGTCTACGCAGAAGGTTGTGACCCCATTTGCTGATCTTGCGAAGATCGGCACGCTGGGCGCGCAGATGAACATTCCAACGAAGGACTTGAAGGACTTCACGACGGCTGTTGCTGAGTTCTCGACGGTTACGGAGATGGATGTCGAGGCTGCAACAACAGCATTTGGCCGTTTCGGCCAGATGATGGGCGGCTTGCAGGAGTCTTCCAAGGGCGCGGGGGACGGCTACAAGATTCTCGCGAACCAGGTTGCTGACCTTGGTGCGAAGTCTGTTGCGACGGAGCCTGAGATTGCCAACATGATGGTGAGTATCGCTGCCCAGGGCAAGAGTGCGGGCTTTACTCAGAACCAGATTTTGGCCCTGTCGTCTACGTTGTCGTCGCTTGCTATTCCGAAGGAGTGGGCGCGCGGCTCGTTGCAGCGCATCTTCAACTCGATCAACGCGGCGGCTGCTGAGGGCGGCGACGCCATGCACACGTATGCGCGGGCTGTCGGCGTGACGGATGCTGAGTTCCAGAAGCTGTGGCGTGATGACCCGAATAAGGTGTTCCAGGGCATCTTGCAGAACCTTGCGGGCATCGGCGACAAGGTGCAGAAGGCTCAGGCTATTAAGGATTTGGGCTTTAAGAACGTGCGTGACGTGGAGCTGCTGTCGCGTATGTCGAACAGTGTTGGTTTGTACGTGGAGCAGTTGGAGGAGGCTGAGCGAGCGTCGAAGAATACGTCGTTCATTGATGATTCGATGTCGATCATCACCGATACTATGTCGGCGAAGTTGCAGCAGTTCCAGAACGCCCTGCAGAATGCCGGCGCGGCCATGAACTCTAGCTTCATGGTGCCGATGAAGACTGTTGTCACGGTGGCGACGATGGCTGTGAATGCTTTTGCGAAGCTGCCCGCTCCTATTCAGGCGTTCGTTGGTGCTTTGACTGCTGTGGGTATTGCTCGCGTGGGCATGGTGGCGACGAAGGCAGCGCTGGTGTCGATGTCTGCGACGTACATGCAGATGGGGTCTCGCGTGATGCAGGCGACGGGCCAGCAGACCTTGTCGTGGGGTGTGGTGTGGCAGGCCGTGAAGCAGGCTCAGGGTGGTGTTGTCGCATACGATAGTGCTTTGGCTGCGAATACGGGTACGGCGAATGCTGCTGCTGCTGCTAATCAGCGTCTTGCGGCGTCGGACTCGGCTGTCGCTGTGGCTGCAGGTAAGGCGGCTGCTGCGAAGGAGGCTCAGGCGGCGGCGTCGGCTGTTTCGACAGGTGCTCAGGTGGCTGCTGGTGCTGGTCAGGCTGTCGGTGCTTTGTCGAAGCTGTCTGCTGTGGGTTCTGGCTTGATGGCTATGTTTGGCGGGCCGTGGGGGTTGGCTATTACTGGCGCGATTACTGCGGCGTCGGTTGCTGCGACGTACCTTGGTGACTCGTTTACGGGGGCGTCGGAGAAGGCTGAGAATATGAAGGCCGCTGTCGGCGGCTCGTCGGCGATTCTGAAGGCCTTGGCTGAGGATACGAAGGAGGTTGGCTCTGGTGCTCAGACTTCTTTCGCTGAGTTGAACGCTACGATCCAGCAGAACGGCCAGACTCTCACCTCGAATGGTGAGGCACTTGGTTACTACGTGGATAAGTCCGGCCAGGTTGTTCAGACGACACACGCTCAGGCTGAGGCGTTCGGCTATTCGACGCTAAAGATCGGTGAGCACACGCAGGCGCTGATTTCTGACGCTATTCAGGGTTCTGATTCGTTTAAGAACATGTCGAAGGATGTCAAGCAGGCGCTTGTTGACATGGGCTTCTCTTACGCGCAGTATATTAAGTTGGCAACTACGTCGGAGGCTGAGGGCGGTGGTAAAGCCGCTGCTGACGCGTACGTGGATGGGTACATTGCTCAGCTTGAGACCCGCAAGAATGAGCTGATTGCTAAGCTCGATCCTGAGTCTCCCTCCTACGCGACTAAGCGTGCGGACATTGCTTCGCAGTTTGAGGGGCAGATCAGTGCCTTGAACGAGGTGAAGAGCCAGACTGAGGGTGTCGGTGGCGCTATGCGTGACGCTTTGAATGATGCCCAGCTTTTTGGCCAGGAGATGTCTGAGGCGGGCGACAGCTCAGAGGAGGCGTCGTTCAAGATCGGTGACGCTAAGAACGAGTTCAAGGACCTTGGTGAGGTTCTTCGTTCTGTCCTTGATGAAATGTTTTCATCGACGGATGCTGCGGCTGCGCTTGATAGTGCGTTGCAGCAGGTGTATGAGTCGATGCAGACCAATGGTACGTCGATGGACCCGAACTCTGCTGAGGGCCAGGCGAACATTGCAGCTATTGAGGACTATTTCCAGGCGATGGGTAATGCTGCTGCGGCTGGTATCGAGGAGATGGGTTTGACTGGTGAGGAGGCGTACCAGTATGCTCAGCAGTCGATTCAGGACACGATTGACTACCTGTCGGCCCAGGGGTTCGACATGAGCGCGTTTGAGGCTCAGCGTGACACGATGGCGGCGATTATTGCCCAGCCGTACCAGTCGGGTGAGGTGGATCATTCGGCCACGGATGCGTCGTTGAATGAGATGGTTGGTAATGCTGCGAACGCTGTGAGTCAGGCTCAGGGTTTCTTGGGTAAGGTGCAGGCTATTTGGCAGTCGATTCAGGGCTATATGTCGCAGATTGGTGGCGCGAAGTCTTTGTCTGGCAAGGGTTCGTTTACTCTTGGTCAGAAGTCGAAGATTCGTACGCCTACGTTTGCTTTGCGTAACAATGGGAAGTCGGCGTTTAGTGGCGCGAATTTCCGTGCAAAGCCTCAGCGTTCGTCTGGTGGCGGCGGTGGGAGAGGTTCCCATTCGCCTCGTTCTGGTGGCGGTGGTGGCGGCCATTCACCATCGTCTCGTGCTCGTAAGGAGACGAAGACTGCCGCTGAGATTTTTGAGGACTTCTTGTCGAGGTTGAAGTCTGCGCTCGACAAGGCGCTGCAGTCGTGGTGGCGTTCGACGACGGCTCAGGACAATTACCACAAGGGCCTTAACTCTTTGCGCAAGGATGTTGAGAATACGACGAGCAAGATCAAGAATCTTCGTAAGGAGAATGAGAAGCTTGCGTCGGACATGCGTAGGGCTCAGCAGGAGTTGCATGATGCTGAGTTCTTCCATGCTGTCGCTGTGAAGTACGGCGACGAGGAGCGTATGCAGTCTACTCAGACTGATATCGACGAGGCGAAGCAGAAGATTAACGAGTCTCAGACGAAGATTGGTGAGAATAGTCAGGAGATTTCGGTTCTTCAGGCTGGCCAGTTTGCGTTGAAGGGGTACACGGAGGCTGCTATTGCTAACCGTGAGGCTTTGCGGTCGTTGCAGTCTCAGATGATTGGTCTGATTGAGGCTTATGCTGCTGCTGGCCATTCGACACAGGAGATTGAGGCGTATACGCAGTCGCTGAAGCAGCAGTTTATCTCTCAGGTGACTCAGCTGGGTTATAACCAGGGTGAGGTGACTGAGTTGGCTGGTGCGTTCGACAGCCTGACTGGGACGATTGGTCAGGTTCCTCGTGATGTTCGCGAAAACGTGACGGATAACGGGACTGTTGGTGCGACACAGGGGGCTATTGATGGCATTCATGCTGATCCTGTGACTGTTCCGGTGCAGCCTTCGCAGTCTACGATTACTGTTCGGATGCGAGTTGTTCCCGATTTGAGTCAGGTTTTGACTGGTAAGCGTCATTGGGGTAAGCCGGGTCCTTGGGCTGATGGTTATCAGTTCTTTGATGGTGGTCTGATTCCGTCTAGGGGTTTTGCTTCTGGTGGTTTGGTACCAGGTCGGCCTCCGGCTAATCCGAATGCCGACAATCTGCTGGCTACAAATGGCAATGGGCTGTTTAGTGTGCGCAGTGGTGAGTACGTCATCTCCCAGCCTGCTGTCGATTTCTACGGTAAGGGCTTCATGAATGCCTTGAACACGATGCAGGTGCCGGTAATGTCTGGTGGTGGTTATTCCGCTGGTGCTGGTGATGGCCTTGTTACAATTAATCCAGCACAGTTTAATGAGCTTGTCCGGGCTGTTTCGACGACAGTCATGTTGAATGGTCGTGCGATTAGTAAGAATGTGGATAGCAACAATGTGAGGAGTGGTAACCGTGGTGTCTACTAGGGGTTGTTCGACTCGTGAGGTTTATTTCGCGGTTGGGAAGCTTATGTCGTGGTTTCCGGCTCCGGATGAGTCTCCGACAGCGGATAGTGTGCAGTTCGGTAGTGATTCGACGACGTTGCTGAATGGTTTTGCGTCGATTAATGGTTCTGTGTATGGTCATCGGAAGTATGAGTTGAATTGGTCGTATTTGAATCGTGATCAGGCTGAGTTGTTTCGTTGTTTGTTTTTGAATCGCGGGGATGAGTGGGTGTCGTATGCTGATCCGTTCTCGTTCAATAACATGTTGTCGCCTTTGATGGGTTTGCCTTATTTGCATGTTCATGCTGGTACTCCGTTCGCGTATAACGATTGGGGTAAGCAGGCTTTGTTTGTGTCGGATGATCTTGATGAGAAGTCTCAGCATCCTACTGTGACGTATAAGCCTGATTCTTTTGCTGTTAATAATCAAATGGGTCATGTGTACAGTAAGTTGAATGCTCGTCAGGCGTCTTTGGCGTTGAGCAAGGTTGGCACGTATACGGAGCGTGTCGTTGTTCCTGAGGGTTATTATGGGACGTTTTTTGCATCGGGCTATGAGGATGGTAAGCAGCCGTTTAGGTGGACGATTAGTCGTGTTGATGGCGGCACACCTGGCACGGTTATTACGAGGCTGAAGAATCAGGTTTTCAGTATGAGTGAGGGCTTGTGGCAGATTACGATGCGCCCTGGCCAGGATGGCCAGTTGTCGTGGTGTGGTCTTCGTGTGACGCCGTATGATACTGCCCAGATACTGGCTGGTCCTCCAGAATACGAGTTCTCGTATCCGGCTGGTGGTGGGAATATGAAGGTTGTTCCTGGGTCTGCGCGTCTTGTGACGGTTAATAATGCTCGTGGCCATTTTTCTGCTTCGGTTTCTTTGGAGGAGTGCTACTCATGGTAATGCGTGTCTTTGGGGTCCCTGCTGGCCAACTCACGAACTGGTCTGTGCAGGAGGATGGTGTGTCACTGGATCGTGATCAGGCGTCTGGTGGCTTCTCTGAGTACTCGTTGGAGGGTACTGGAGGCATTGAGCCTGCCCTTGTTGTGAACAAGGATGTCGTGCTGAGTGACTTGCGTTTTGGGCGTACTCATGCTGTTGCGCGCGCTTTGACGACAGGGCCTTGGGTTTGGTCTATGACGTTGAATGATCCTTTTTATCTGCTGGATATTGAGGCGACGATTGAGCCTATGGTCTATACGGAGCTAAAGGCTATTATTGCGAAGTTCTTTAAGACCGCTGGTGTCGTTGATGCTCCGAAGATATACGTACAGAATTTCCACCCTAGCTCTGTCGCCGGTGGTTTCTTTGCTATCGCCAATTCTACTTTTGATCATATCTATGATTTTGCTGGTGGTAAAGGCAATCTGTGGTCTGTATTGAAGTCGTGGCTGTCGGCTAATGATCTTCAGATCACGTGGGTGTACGACACGGTTGTGGTGTTTAAGAATCATACGGTGTTGACTCGTCTTCAGGGTTACACGTCTGACTATAAGATTTCGTATGAGCAGTCTGAGCCTGTGTCGAGTATTGAGTGTACGTATCGTGAGTCTACTCTTTATGATCTGTTTAGCGGTGGGAATAGCGAGGCTGCTTATTGGGTTGATGGGAAGCCTGTTTTCAATCCTTATGCTAAGAATATGCCGGCGCCCACTATTGTGCTGTACCCGAATTATGATCCGAATAAGTCTTATCTGGAGGCTTTAAGGGATCTTGAGGTGCTTTCTGTCGATGCTGGTGAGACGAAGGAATTTGTTCTTGAGGTTCCTGTTCACGTGAAGAGTATTACGTCGCAGCCTGTTTGTGTCATGCCGTATGACTATCCTAGTGGTGCTCGCTCTGTGTATTTTGGGAAGTCAGGTGTCGTTCCTGGTCCGAAGGAGTTTGGTAAAAGCTACTATGTGGTTGTCGGCAAAGACAATAAGCCGATTGTCCCTGCGCAATGGAACGCTGAGGGTGGCAGCGTGTTTGTCGAAGTGGGGGATGAGCCGAATCAGATTAAGGTGACTGTGACGGGCATGCTGAATAAGCGGCTTGCGCCGTACCGGTTGGCTGAATCTGACGGGCAGAACGATTATTCGTTCTTGCGTATCTGTGGTGAGGGTTATCCTTATGTCGAGAAGACCGTCACGTTCTATACGGGTTATCCTCGTAAGACTGATCCGTTGAAGATCAGTAGCCCTTATATCGACACGGTGGATAAGGCGTATGCGGCGTGTGTGTATGCTGCTCAGTCTGCTTTGGGGACTAAGACGAGTCTTGAGTGGTCTGGTATGACCCCGTTGAATGAGGCGTATACGGATGTTACGTATGACTTTGAGCATGAGCCTGTGACTGCAGCTGACGTGACCGCTTTTACGGACGCGCCGTTGCCTGAGAAGGCTACTGAGAAGTGGCCTGAGGGTACGTCGATGAAGAAGATCATGGATGACTTGTTGGCGTTTACGGCGAATAAGCCTGTGACGGATAAGCCTCAGGTGTTTGGCCGTATGGCGGGGACGTGTGCTGTGTTCGACAGGGCTGTGTGGCAGATCAACAGTGTCGAGTATGGTGAATCGGGTGTGAACCTAAGTGCCGAACCGTATACGTCGGTGTGGGACTTGGCGTACATGTTTGATATGCCTCGGGTTGCTGATCTTCCGACACCACCGGGGATTACTCTTGGGCAGTTGTCGCTCAGGGGCTTTGAGCATCGTGAGGCGCAGTCTGCTTAAGACAAGAAGGAAGGGGTGACACTGTGGTTGGTGTCGCCCCTTCCTTGTGTGTTATGCGCTCAGGATGCCAGCGAAGTAGGACTGCCCTTCGGGTGTGACGAGGAGCTGTGGCCTGATCTTACCGGTCTTGTCGATGCGTTCGGTGAGGATGAGGATGCCTCGGTTGACGGCGTCTTGCATGGGGATGATTTTGCCTTGGCCGTTGCGGAATGCGAAGTTGTTGTCGAGGAGCCAGCGGCAGAACTTGTTGGGTCCCATGTTCTTGATAGTCTTCGACAGAATCTTGCCGAAGGCGCTGGGTGTGAGGTCTCCTTCTGCTGTTTCGATGGCTTTGCCGAGGGCTGCGACAGGGCGTTGTGCTTCGATTTCTGCTTCTGCCTTGGCGCGTGCAGCTCGTTCTTCTTTGAGGGTGGTCGCCAGCTGGATGATGATGTCAGGGTTGGCGATCATGTCTTCGATGGTGGCAGGGGTGGCGTACATGCCATGCTTGCGAATTGAAGGCAGGACTTCGCTGGTGACCCAGCGCTTGAACGCCTTAGCTTCAGGCTTGCGGGACATGAAGATGACTTCATAGAGGCCGGCCTCGTTCACGACGTTTGTCTTTTGCTGGACACCTCGATTGTCGAGGACCTCAGTAGTACTGACCCCCTCCGAATCTAGGCGGTCAGCTACCATAGATGTGTTTCCAAGACCGAGTGCGTCACAGATGTCCTTGAGGACGAAGAGGGGTTCACCTTGGTTGTCTGTCATGACGCGGATGTCGTTGCCGAGGTGGTTGAAGATGGTGATGGCGTTCATCAGTTGTTCTCCTTCATAGAGTTGTTGCTAGGGTGGCGTTTCATGGATGCATACCTGCGGCCTGAACCCGGGCGGTTGTTCATCCAGTGTTCGACAGTGTCGATGCGCCAGCCGGGGTGTTCACCTTCGTAGGTGAGGTAGTAGATGTCGGGCTCGGGCAGCATGCCTTTGCGAAAGTAGCTATTGATGGTGCCAGCCTTGAGGCCGGCGTGCTTGGCGAAGGCGCTGGGGCCGAGGTACTTAGGTGTCATTGGATTTCCTTTCTGCCGTTTCCTTCTGACACAAGTAAGAATAGTCTGTAGCTGAGTATGATGCAGCCTATTAGAGAGTGACTCTCGTCATACTGATACAATGGGGGCATGAAACACAACCTCCCCGCCCCATCACAACCATGGGGCAACGACATCAACAAACGCCTAGCATCAGTAGAAAACGACCTCATGCTGATCCGTTCGACAGCCAACAACGCGGCACAATCTGTCACCTCCCTAGTGTCGGAGCGCGCCACCAACGGCATCGCCAAACCCTTCTACGACGAGGTAGGTGTTAGCTCACCCGGCCGAGGACGAGGTGTTGGCGTCGACGAAGACATCTGGTACCGCAGCATCCCGTGGGCAGACTCAGGTCTGTTCATGCAGCTAGCCATCTCCGGCTACCTACGGATCCCCCTCAACCTCAAACTCTACAGCGGCTACCGATACCCCGTCGACGTCTCCGTCGGCGTCCGTGGCGCCCGCTCTCAAGACACCCGCTACCTGCGGTGCTTCCTATCGTACGAGCCGACAGGGGACGAAGGCCGAGCCATGATGGTCGCCCACATCAACTACAACACCGTCATCGATTACGAGCACTACAAGGATGGTATTGTGGTTGTGAACATGAGCAATTCCAGTGTGCATCCAGAATGGGTATACAACTGGGATTCGACAGCACTACTATCCCTGCAAATCGCAGGAGTGAGGTACTAACATGCCAGTCAACCCTCAGGGAATTTGGACCTATTCCGACTCAGACATTGTGCAATCCTGGCCCGCCTTCATGAATCTGGGCTTTAACACAGTGTCGGATGTCATTAAAGGCCTCCAACAGAACCGTGTCCTCATCGCCAAGAATAACGATGACCAGCGCAACAAGCTTGCCGTTATCAACAAGGCCTCTGTCGGCGCCTACGACGTGCTCATATACCGCTCCGACATCAACGAGATGTACCTTGCGACGAATACGGGTATCAAGAAGATTTGGGGTGGTGCTCCCGAGATTAAGTACATCAACGACAATGAGGCTTTTTCGAAGTGGTATCGCTACACTCAGCACGGTGCAGGCGCTATCATCACCCGCAATGTGTCGATCCCTAGCCAGGGCCTGTGGCTGTTCTCCAACTGCATCACGCTGGATAACAACGACAGCTCCAAAGACACGAACGTCGATGTGTTCCAGGCCATTGGTGACGGCATCTTCTACAATGTCGGTACGACGAACACCTACAACCACTCCGAAGGCGTGATGTCATTCCGCATGGCCACCATGGCCTACTACGCCTCAGGCCCCCGCAGCGTACCCGTGCAGGTGAAGATCAGCTGCAGCCCCGTCAACAACATCGGTTGGGGCGGCCTGTGCATTGGGGCGTCGAAGATCGGATGAGTATGCTATACTGAGCAGTGACAGTTATTCATCATTGTCTGTGTGAATGCTGAGGGTGTTTGGGTACGAGAAAACCCCCTGACTAGTTCTCCTTTCCTAGTCAGGGGGTTTTCTTTATCTAGGCCAGCCGGTGTCGATTGTCCACTTATGCCGCATTTCGTGCACGAGGTAGTACACCAGATGTCTGAATGCGTCGCGTACATCATTCGCATCCTTGTAGTCGACATCCTTGCCGGTGAGCCACCAACCCATATTCTTCAGCACTGAGTCCTTCACCAGCCCCTTAGCCTGTGCCGGGGTCTGGTAGTGGATGTCATCGACAAGCCAGTCAAGTACCGCATTTACCCTCACAGGAGTGAGGTCTGCTGTGAACTTATTAGCAGGCCGCAGATCGAACTGCTCGGCAACGATCACGGCACCAGGGTACTGGTCAAGGTATCGCTTGATGAGTTCCACTGTCTCCACGTGTGTCGAACAGATGAACTGATCGAAGTGCAGGATCTCTACCTCTTCTTCGACACGGGCAACGACAATCCCTGTGTTGACACCGGGATCAATCGCGATGACGGTTTTCATTCTTCTCCTCCCAATTATCGTTCAGAATTTCATACTTCGTCTCGCACAGTTTGTTTCTGTCAGCTGGTGTCGTTCCACCAAAGACCCCTGACCGGTAGCGTTTGCCATCGACAGGTACGTCTTCGAGCGCAAGGCAGTCTTGCAGGCAGAGTTCTTTAACCGGACACTGCGAGCAGCAGACCTTTAAGACCTGGTAGTAAAATCCTGAGTCAAAGAAAAGCTCGACAGGTACTCCAACACAGGGGGCTTGCTCGTAGGCGTGGATGTCGATCATACTTCCTCCCAATTGTTGCCGACCTCTGCTTCTGCCACGAAGGGCACGCGGTTGAAAACGAGTGTCGCTGCTTTAGACATTTCCCGCTCCATCATGCGTGAGCATTCTTCGACAGTTTCTTCAGGGCATTCGACGTAGGTTGCGTCATGGACAAGCCCAATCAGCTTGGCACCGTATTGCCCCACCTGTTCGTTGATCTTGATTGCTGCGTTGAGGCAGATGTCATTCGCAGTGGACTGCGGAACAAATGCCAAGGCTTCGTTCTGTGTCGATGCGTAGTCAGCGTCAGGCACGAAGAGAGGATTGTATGTCATTCCAAACTTGGTCTGTCGCATGTAGTTTTCCTCCTTCCGTCCAACACTGTGTCGTACCTTCTGCTGCCAGTTACGTAGGCCTGCGTAAGAATCCATGTACTGATCGTAGACGTACTGCGCGCTGTCGATAGACATTTCCAGTTCCGCAGCAATGGACGGAACACCACGACCATAGTTCGAGTTGCCCGTAACGATGATCGAGCCGTTCTCGTCCTGTGTCACCCACGTTCCGTAGTCGGTAGTTGGGCACCACACGTCACAGGAACCAGCGTCTTTAACAACTAGCTTTTGAGCTGTAACAAATGACTTCTTACGAAGGCGGTACTTGCTTATGCCACCCTTTTTGTACTCAGTTGATGTCACGTACTTACCACACAGGGATGCTGCGAGACGGTATGCGTCGGCAGTGTATCCATGCTTCTGCGTAACAATCCAAGTTCCATCATTAAGGTGTCCCTCAGCCTTATTAAAAATATCCACAAACATTTCGAGATGCCTCGCGTTAAGCGACAGCACCCACTGGCAGAGATTTTCTTTTTCGTCACCAATACCGGACTTGTCCCACACACGGCGAGCATCCTCAGCGTGGACGCGCCAGGTGTAAGCAGTCTCGTAGTTTACACCCGGACGCTTATCAACTGAATGACTGAAGTTCGTCATCAGATTCTTGATCTCTTCGACATACTGGGGCTTTGCCTGCATGATTTGCATCAAGATGCCCCTAATCTCGTGATTAGCCTTTGAGCGGTGCAAGTAGCCGTCAGAGACAACCCAGGAGATAAGCTGCACTTCAGCGTCGGTGTAACCATCGTCGTGGTTCGACAGGTAAGGGTATGCAAGCATGATCCTATCATCATGCTTAATGTCCTGAGCTTCTATGAGTTTGATTTCATCCTCCTTACCCTTCTTACGCTTAGCCACAACCCACTTATGATTGCCCGTTGTTGTTACGTTAAACCCGCGAGTTGAGTAAGTGTTCACAGGTGCGTTGCTGTAACGGTTAATCTTACGTAGTGGTGTCGTTACCAGCTGACCAGTGGTTGTGTCTGCTGCGTACACGAGTTCACCTTCAATGAGATCGTCTACCGACTTCCAACCTTCAGCTGTGAGAATCGGGTAGTTCAGCGGAACACACCCGTAGACAACACCCTTTACCAGTGCGCGTTTGTTCTTTGCAGTCTTTGGCTGTTCATGCTTGAACGCCTCATAATCAGCAATCGTTGGATAATCAGACGGCCAGATCTTCGTCATCAGGTCGTCAAAAAAGTCCGGCGCACCCGGCTGGAAGGCGGCAATCATGGCCTCGTCGTCTGCAAGCTCAGCGACAGTACGTAGCTCAGCCTGAGAGTAGTCACAAGAGATGATCTTGTAGCCAGGCTCGGCGACAAGGGCGCGCTTGATACCACTGTCGCGTCCCATCGTCTGAATCGCCGGACCTTTAGCCGACAGACGACCAGTCTTTGCACCATGAGGAAGGTAATACGGATGAACACGCTTATCCTCCCCACGCTTACGACGCACATTCACAATGAAGTTTCCAATCACCTTCGCTGCATAACGGTAAGCAAGGAGAGCGTCGATGAACTCGGGCTCCTTACCAGCGCGCTTCAACTTCTTCAGGTGCTTTGCGTCGAATGACGGGGACGATACACCCTTAGATGCAAAGTACTCAGCTATCTGCTTAGGCGACTGAGGGTTGAAGTCGTCCCCCGCGAGCTTCTTCAAGATGGCAAGGTGCTCATCGCACTGGCTGTTGTACTTCTCTTCCAACTCGTCAAGAGCTGTGAACGACACGGCCACGCCGTTCATCTGAACGTCATGCAGCACACGTGTCACACGCATACGGTGCTTGTAGAAGTCAGGTGCCTTATCAATCATCGACTTGAAGTACTTGTACAGCTCAAACGTCCAGTAAGTATCGTAGATGTTGTACCGATACAACTTGTCTCGTGGAATGTTCTCAAAGTATGCGCCATGCTTCAAGTAGGACTTAGCGTCAGAGTCCCAATCTCTCGCTCGCAACCAGCGACGAGCCAGGGGCTTCAGGCCATGCTCACCTGCTAGGTTGTCGAGCGCGAAGTGCATCAGCAGCGTGTCCTCATGGTGATACACATTGATGCCAAGCCGCTTCGACAGGTAGGGCATGTCGAACGTGCCATTATGACAGACGACAATGCAGTCCCGGAACAGGTGCTCAATCAGCTCAGCAGACTCGGGAGTCTCGGCAAGCTCCTCGGGGATCACCACACCGAACTTCCCATTCCACAAGGCAATCGACAGGATGCGACCAGCCGCAAATGTGTCGTTGTCGATGTCTCCAGCGGACTCGATGTCGAGGGCAATGACGCTACCCTTCTTGAAGGATATGTCCTGGCCCTCCCAGATCACCCAATCCTTGCCGAGTTCCAGGCCAGGATCAACAGGCCCAAGGTAACCATACTGAAGCGCCTGAGCAAGGAACAGGATTGCTTGCGGATTGGTGACGATCTGCTTGGGTGAGAGCGTCTTGTATGCATCGCCCTTATAGCCCTTCACAGTGCCGAGAGTGATCTTGATGTCGTCAGCTTTTGGATCATCAACGACTTCGATAGGTATGCCAGCAGGAAGGCCTGAGACACCCCTAGCCCTCTTTAGCAGAACTGTGACAAGCACAGGCAGCTTGTCTACGCTGTTAGTCAGAATCTTCATACCCGGCCTCCTATGTATTTGATGAAACGATCACTATTCTTTTTTCCTTGAATAACTTCCTGGACGACCCCCCGCGCCTGAGCATACGTGATGATTTCTTTCAGCTCCTTCATTCCGTTGATTTCCGACTGGAACTTCAGAAGAATCTTCGGGATCGGCACAAGGCCATTCTCCGAGCGAGCAATGAAGCTGATGAACTTATCCACCTTGTTGCTGAAGTTGGAGTTCTTGACGTGGTGAATAAACACCTCGTTCGACGCCATCCAGATGGGTGCTAAGGCAATTGCCTTGAGCATGTGTCGCATCGTGACAACGACACCGCCATGAGCATTAGGGCCGTTGTACATGGCAAGCAGGGCAGCGATACGTAAGACGGAGAACGTCATACGCTCGGTGCCAGGGAACAGCTCACGGCTACTCAAGACGTGCTGAGCAGCCATCACCTTGGCTTCCTCAGAGAACTCGATCCACCGCTCAAACACGCCCGGCTCGAATTCGACAGGGATACGAACTTCCTCGTGTGCTAGAGACCTGGACTGGCGTGCACTGAAGTGCGTGTCGAACTTAGTAGTTGCCCTGATAAGGTTCGACAGCATGAAGTCACGCTGCTTGTCGGCAATCTTGCCTGTCGAAGGATTAACAGCAACCAGCTTCACGTCCTGTGAGGACGTAATGTAGTGGTCCCGTTCATCGACAACAACAAGGCAGCGCGGCGTAAAGCCAGACTCAACTCGCTCTTTCGTCAGGTGCTTCGCGGACTGGTCAAGGATACCTGTCCCGTAGAACGTCATGTAGTACGGCGTCGCTGTCTGGTACGCGACCTTGCCGCCTTTGTCTTTACGTGCGACAGCGGGGATACGCCCGTCGTAGCTCTTGGTGAGGAAGGGCATCATGGAGGACATGTAGCTGCCTCTTTGTGCAGCGTGTGCGAAAAAGTCCTGCACCTCGTCGATTGCGTACAGGCCAGACTCCTTCGGCTTGGTACGAAGGTATGCCGACAAGGCCTCACCTGTCGAATCTTCAGGTGCAATGTAGGAGTCTGTTCCCTTACCAACACCGATAGCAACGTCCCGCATAATGCCTTCTGCGAGGCGTAGTGATGTTGACTTGCGGGACTGGGTGGTGCGTCCCAGTACCAGGAAGTATAGGTTCAATGGCATTCGCTGGACGTTGATGGAGAGGAAAGCATACTTCGCAAACACTGAGGAGAGGATGGCGAGAGCGCCCGCATAGTGGAATTGCTTGGGTGCCATTGCTGACTTCGTTGCAGCCCACACGGCGAACTGATCGACAAAGAGACCCATTGGTTCCTGCTCGTTCTCATGCAGGAAGTTCACATTATGAAGGGTTAGCTCCCGTGCTTCACTGAGAAGATACGAGGAGCCGACCTTGGTAGTAGCTTCCAGCTCCTTCTCAGATGGCCCGTTGTGCTGTACCTTCCATCGGGCATGATCCCGGTTGATCTGCTTCCACAGGTAGCCGTCGCCTCTCCCGTCCATAGCGAACTTGTTGAACTCCGTCCCGCGCACGACAGCGAAGGCTTCGACAATCGAGCAGCCTTCCTCCCAGAGTGCACATTCGAGGTGATACATTTTCGAGGAGCGGTCTTCCTCGTCAATGAACATGTCATCCGTCGCAAGGTCTGTAATGTACGAGCGGTTGACCATGCCGAGGACTTCGTACATGGTGGGGATGTCAGTGGGGAAGTCTTCTTCCTCGATACCCATTCGCTCAACAGGGGGATACTCGGCTGCGAACTCAGCAGCAGTGATCTTCTCATCGCTGACCGTGAGTGTGATTTCCCACGGGTCCACTCGCTTGCAGTTGTGCGTGAACGGGACCCTAAGCTTCTTCGACAGTGGCCAGCCACGATCCATGCCGTCGTTGCGGTGATCCTCATAGAGTGCTCGCGAGAGGGCTTCCAGCATGTCGTTCGACAGGTCATTGGCGTCGTCGAGCAGCCAGTATCCCTGCCAATGATTCTCACTGGTCTGAACCAGAATGGAAGGTTGAATCCTCAGCTTGTCAATAGGGCAGTCATCCCCATCTGACCATACGCACGCCGCCTTGATGACATTATCCTTGGCCGCGTGGCGAGTGTTCGACAGGGCCGGGGGCTTCGTGTACAGGAAAGGCGAGTAGTACACATCAAGGTCAGCATGTGCCTTGGTGTAAGCCACCATCTTGTCGAGTTGTGCGGGCAGGTTGAACCAGCGGAAGTTTGTGAGCCCACCCATAGGGCCTTTAAGGATGATGGGAGTCCAGCCTTCACTGTCTGGGAAGACTGCCTGAAAAAACTCTTTGAGGTCCATTGCTCTCCTTTCGTATCTGACTATTGTAAGGCGGGGCCACACTTCTTGTCGAAGTGTGACCCCGCCTAGTTAGTTGATGGTCAGAGTTCGATCTTGGAAGCCTTAGACTTCTTCGGCTTCACATCGTCCCATTCGACCTTCTTGATATTGTTGCGCTTGCGGGTCTCACCGTTGTACTCAGACTCCTCGACATCAATGGTGATCGTCGCCGTCTTGCCAACGATGTCGAGAGCAACCTGGTAGTAGTAGTCAGTGGTGCGTTCCGTGCGCTCGGTAGGCCAGGGGTTACCCGACGCAGTGCAGAACTTGGGCAGGTCCCAGTGCAGACCATTCTTGGTGACAACGACCAGCCAGTAACGAATCTGGCGCGCCGCGTGCTCACCTTCTGTGACCACGAAATCGACCGTGTACATAGGGTTGCCCTTCTTGGACTCTCCCAGCTCACAGGCATCAACGGTCACCTTGTACTGGCCCTTGGGCAGAGGTTCGAAAGACATGGACTCGGCAACGTCCAGGCTCATCAGTGCATCGAAATCAATCATTGTTGTTCTCCTTCATGTAGTTGTTGATAGTTTCAGGCAGCCACCCGTAGGTGACTAGCTTGTCGTGTCTAATGATAGCATCAGGCTGTGGAAAACCTTTGGAGTTTTCTCGTATGCGGTACAGGATCGTTGTACGTTTGACACTCGTTTTTTCAATCACGTCAGTGATTGACAGGTACTCAATCGCCATCCTTCACCTTCATACCGTAATGCTCATGAACCCAGTGCATAATCTTCGACATGGTTGGGTTTCCGATCATCGGGGGCATGTTGTCGAAGCGTGTCTTAGTCAGGATACTAGACGGCGACTTGACGTTCAGGACGACAACAAGGTTCTCTTCCTCATTGTCTCCCACGTCCTCCCACGTCATACGACCAATCAGGTCGAAGATGGAAGGAAGCTTCTTGAAGCTCTTCTTACCTTCGAAGTCAGGCGCGATCTGGGAGAGGCGTTCCGTCTCCACAATTTCTCGTGACTCGTGGGTGATACAGATGATATTCAGAGACATATCGAAGGCGATCATGTTCACAAGGTCCAGTACCTTGTCGTATGCCGCCGCCCACATCGCAAAGGTATCCTTCGGATTGATCGCTGAGAAGTGGAGTTTAACAAGTTCCTGAAGTCGGTCAACCGTGTCGATAATAACCGTCTTGAAGGGCTTATCCTTGGCCTCACCAATCTTGACGAGCAGGTCTGCGAACTCCTTGTACGTCGCGGGCTGCACAACGAGCATGTTGTCCAAGTCGCCATACTTAGCAGCGGGCGCAGTACCCCGCTCCAAGTCAACGTAGAGCACAGGACCAAGCTCTTTGACAGTGCTGGCTGTTGAAGCAAGCGAAGTCTTCCCCGTACCTGAAGGCCCATAGAGTAGAATCTTCAGCTTAGGAACATCCTTGCGGGGGTCTGAAACCTCAATGTTGAGGCCTGTCAGGAAGCTATCAAACCTTCCCATATGTTCTCCTTTCTTCTCTACCGCTTAAAAGCGCAGTAGTAACAGCCGGGATGGCTGTCGAGTTCTCCAATATGGTCCCGATTTTCATCGGCCCACTGGAAGATTTGGCTGGCTCGTTCGAGGACGGCAAGAGCTGCTGCCCTGTCGTACTTGAAGCATAGCTCATGACTAGCCTGCAACACACTTTCAATGGTGCAATCCCTCGGGAAGAGAATGAGCGAGCAGTAGTTCACCTCGTAACCAGCGTTCTCCATGCCCAAACCGTACAGCATCATTTGATAGTAGTACTTCTTGAGCTGGAGCTCAGTGCGAGAGTCCGAGTAGAACTCTGGCTCCTGATGTTCATTGAAGAAGGTTGCTGACGAGAAGGCTTTGATCTTCTTTTTCGACAGAACCTTGTAGTCAACGACATGCCCTGTCGCCACGTCGAAGCCATCACAGGTACCAGAGATGTCTCCGTACCCATCAATGGTGCCGACAGTTACCTTAGTCTCCTTGAGGTAACCCTTTAGGCCAATGACATTCTCTAGGTAGAGGTGGAAGGCCGTGCCGATCATCGGCGCGAGGGGGTGGTTGTTCTCATCCTCGTGGATGCCAAGCAGCTTCTCTGCAAGACAGCGCTCACAGAGGTCTCCCAACTCAGACGGCCCTACCTTACGTTGCCTGTCACGCGGCGAGGGCTTCGACAGTTCCCGAATCAGCTGATCGTAGATGTCACTCATGAGAAGCCCACTCCTTGTACTGCTCTTCCTTCATGACGTATAGGTTCCACGCAAATTGATGCAGGTCATCTAGAGGCGATTTAATGAAAACCAGAAAGTCGCCTTCATCGACAACCTTCCACAGCTCCCGTGTCCCAAACAACGGGACACACGAAGCGTGGCGCATGATCTGATCCGAGCCAGTATTAACCTCCCACTTTGTCTTACGAATTTTGTCCTGTTCGACAGAGGTAAACATGAACCCTGCTGGAACCTGGATAACTAGCTTATTCTTCAGCACGATGGACACCCTTCGACAGGCCTATGAGGAGAGCAGTTGCCTCACTAGAGTTGTTGTAGTCCCCGAGGTAGACAACCTCCACGATCTCAGGACAAGATGAGATGGGGTGTGCGCACCCACGACAAGGATAGTGAGTCACATAGAGAGTGTATTCACTCCCATGTTCTGCCATCTTCCGGATGGCACCCCGTTCCGCGTGCACAGTGTTGACGCAGTGGTCATCAACAATGCGGTGACCCCCTGTGTCGCACGGCTCAAGGCCAGGTGGCGTCTCGTTAAAAGCACTCGACACCACCTGGCCGGTCGCACGGTCAACGATCACACACCCGACATGCGCACGGTCACAACGAGACTTCTTAGCCTCGTCCCGCGCTGCCTTAATGTACTCTCTCACTTGGAAAGAATCTCCTTATGCTCCGGTGACATAGTAGCTGCCCATCCGAGAACCTTGTATCCGAAGTCGGTGACTCCCAGACGGGGGTCAATGATCTTCGGGACTCGTGACCACTTGTAATCAAGGAACGCAAGAGTGTTTCCAACCATATAACGCATGAGCCTTGCAAGTGCAGAAGTCTTCAGAACGACCATGTTGCCGTCTTCATCCTCCTTAAGCGCAAGCAGACTCATTCCACTCAGCCGTGACGTGTAGGGGCAAATGTTCTCAGGGAAGTCATCCCTGTAGAACCCTACCTCGTTTCGGTCATGATCCACCCACATGAGTGACAGGTCAAGAGGCTTTGCGGCGTCGAGGTCAATATTCTTCGACACCAGCTCGCGTGCGTTGCACTTCAGGTCAGTCAGTGTCGGCACGGTGAAGACCTGGTTGTTGAAAGGATCAACGACAGCCATCTCGTTGTCACCCGTCCACCACTGTGCACACACTGTGCCAGATGTGTTGATCAGACGAAGCTCTCCGTTTGCTAGGAAAGCTGTCCCAAGTTTTGCCCCACTCGCAGTGATGACAATACCATCTTCGACAGGAAGATACCTCCGCCTGATGTAGTCAGACGGCAAATCCTCCCAACCGTAGCCAAGGATGGGGCTATAGATTTCCTTGATGCTTACTCCCATGTCTCTCCCTTTTCGTAATAGTGAAATTCAACCACTGGAATATACTGCCTAGTTACATAACCGAGGTTACGGTGATAATAGTACTTTGCGGTATCAAAGTTAATTGACAGTGTTCGATCTGTGTACGCCTGTTGCTTACCTTTTAGGTCCTCGTAACACGTGATGCCTTGTTCATCGTGAAAAGACACGGGACTACTTTTGTCAAGATTATCAACAGCAACGTACGTGTTCCAGTTGGTTTCGATAACATGAATGCAGACGACACACCCGTCTGTGAACTGGAACCAAGCATCCAGGTTGTCATCCATCCAAGACTTTTCCACGCTCTTCTTCAGAAGCTTAGCGACCGTTTTGTGATTGCACTCCACAATCTGCATCAGTTTTCTCCCTTCGTCATAAAGCGGGTGAGTGTCCAAACGAGGACGAACAGAATCGTAATCAGAAGGAAGATTGCTACCATAGCTGCAAGGCAGATGGCACAAGCAATCACGATGTGCATGTGCCACGACGGGAACCAGAGGCCCGTCACGGTAAGAGCAATACAGAACATGGTAAGAATGAACGAGTGGCGCTTGCGTTCGTTGTAACGGGCTTTCATGTCGTAGTACAATCCCGGTAGTAGTCGTGCATAGTAGTTCCCTTTCGGTTGTTGTTGTTTCTTTCCTAGATTAGGCCGCTGGCCTTCAGTCTGTCGAACCGTTCCTGCAAGCGCCCAAGCACACGGTCATCCACCGTGTCGATAGCTTGAATCAGGAAACGGTTGACAGCCGTCTTTTGCCCCTGTCGATTAAGGCGTCCCGTCGCCTGTTCGTTAATGACCAAGCTGTTCGACTGGCTCAGCCAAATTTCCGTATGACACACGTCTTGGAGCCCATCGACACCCTCACTCATAGCCTCATGCTGAGCGACAATGACACGGACTGTCCCGTCAATCAGAGCATGGAAGTCCCCACGGGACTTACCGGAGACTTCAAGGCAGGAAATGCCGGCCTTGTGCAGACGGTGCAACACTGCCTTGATGAACTTCTGGGAGTGTACCCACACAACGACAGGATCGTCCTCGGGAAGATCAGCAATGACGTCCATCATCGCGTCTAGCTTTGAGGACTTACAATCCTCGTGGTAATCGACTGTCCCGTCCTCGTTAAATGAGGGCACTCCCAGTGTCATCTGTCGAAGCCTCAGGTCAAGCTCCATGGGAATACTCAACGCAAGTGGTTTGTCTCCCAGGAATGTCAACGCCTTGTCTTCCAGGTCGTTGTACAGCTTGCGTTGTGTGCGAGACAATTCCACTTCGACACGGTGAATAATCACGCCGGGTAGCTCTGGGTTTGCCTCAGCCTGAGACACCTCATGGTACGAGGGTGCACCACGGCGCACCATACCAGGATGCTTCTCGCTCGTATAAGTCTTCCCGAAAGAGCTAAAGGCATTGAACTCTTCCGTGAAAAACTTGGCACAGAAGTCCCAGTAGCCACCATAGTGGTTAGGCCATAGGAACTTGAGGGCCGCCCAGATATTGCAGGGCTTATTCCCCGCTGGTGTCGCACTCAAGGCGAGCCGGTACTTGGCTTGAATGTTTCGTGCGACAGCGAAGTTCAGGGAAGAATGGTTGCACGCGCGGTGCCATTCGTCGGCAATGAGCATGCCGAACCGGGCACCGTAGAATGGCTTGCTCATAGCTTTGTAGATCATCTTCTTAGCCTTGCCGTCCCAGCGCTTTTCCTTGTTACGTGAGCGCATTAGCTCCCAGGTAATAAAGTAGACGCCTGGTTTGTGGGCTTCAAGGTTGTCCCATACTCGCAGGGCAGCCTTAGTTTTCTTCCCTGACAGGGTGACCATGTCGAGACCTGCGAGCATTTTCCAGTGCTTGCGCCATCCTGACTCAGTGCGGACAGGTGCAACCACGAGGATGATTTGATCCTTGATTGTATCCCCGAATGCGTTCATGGCATTCCACACCGACACAGCGGTCTTGCCTGTTCCGAGGCCAGCTCCTACCAGTCCCGTGAAGGGTGTTTTAGAGTTTGCTAGCCCTTCCAATACTCGGGACTGGTAGAGGCGGGGGGTGAATGTCATTTAACAAATCTCCGAGTAATCAGTCTGCATTGTAGTATTCTCCTTCAATTCTTGCTGAGGCCACATAAAAGACACCATCCTTGACAATGCCTTCTGCATATTCCAGTGACTTCACTTCGTCTTCAGTAAGCTCCTACTCTGTCTCGAAGTCAATGAGTGTGTATTTGGGGTCACACATGATGACCCCGTTCTCTTCTACCCAAATGAACCCCCATCTTCCATCGTATGCTACTTGGTCCAATCAATGTTCATTAGCCTAGCTCCCAGAAAACAACCTGTTCAGTGGATTCCATATCTTGTGTGAGCATGGCATTAAGGATGACATCTCGTCCGAGCTTATCCAAGGCAAACTGCAGATCCTCATTGATGGACGACACATCCGTCTCAGGGCGTTCAACGCCCCAATACCCGTCACGCCCAACCTCAGCACAAATGGTCAGGTCAGTTCCATCATACAGGTAGGTTGCTACGTAGAATCCCTGGTCAACAAGCTCGTTAATGTCATGCTTTGCAGCCACCCGTCGGATAGCAGCTTCGACAGCCTTGACACAAACCTGCTGGTACTTTGTAGTGATTTCATCCAGAGACATGTCAGTTCCTTTCTGTTGCAATCATTTCTGCATAGAAGATGCGATCCTTAACGACACCTTCTGCGTATTCAATTTCTTCAAGGCTATCCTCATTGAATGTTGCCTTGATGTCGAATGTTGGTAGTTCGTGCACGCCGGGAATCACCACGAGGGTTGTCCAATCCTTTACCCAGAGGAAGCGCCCGTTCTGGCATGCATACCCTACATAGCCGATGGTGGGAAGCATCTCATTCCACCACTGAGTGAAGCCGAGGCCACGAATCCAGTCATCATGCAGGGTCTCCCAGTCAGTGTCAGGTTTGAACTCACCATTATGGTACAGCTCGTAGAAGATGTCTTCCTTAAACTCTTCTAGCTTAACAGTAGACCCTTCCACCCAACCCTTTAGCATTCTTATCTCCCTTCAATGTAAATACTGATGCCGTTAGGCAATTCAATTTCTGCCCCTGTTCCTAGGGTTTTGTGAATGATTTCAGCCGCTCTCATCTGTCGAACAGATTCAAGCCACTGAGTTGAATACTCGACAAGCTCACTGTCTTCCAGGGTACGGGCAGTGGCTTCCACCTGTTCAATAGTGTAGCCACTACCCGTTCCGTATGTCTTCCATTTCATCGGAACGTCGCGTAGACCTCCGACACATTGGTGGCAGGTTCCAGGTCAATCAGACCCAGACTTGCAAGCTTACGCGTGTTCAACTTCGGCTTGTCGTAGCAAGCCTCACGCACTGCCTTGGGCAGCTTCTTGAAAGCTGCCATCTTCTCAACCGCCGCCGGGTTAACTGTGCGTCGCACCATGAACGACACGGACGTGTCGCCTACTGTGATCTTGTCGCCGGGTTGGAAGCCTGCGCACAGCTCCCGCTTCAGGCCGTCACGGACCTCAGTCAGCTCAGCAATCTCAGTATTAAGCTTGATAATCTTTGCAACGAGCGCTTCAGTGTTCATTGTTTTTTCTCCTTCTGTTGTCTTACCACAGGGTAATAGGGTTGTTTTCGTTCATCCATTCAATGTTTTGATGTGTGTCTTATTGCTAATATCAAGCTGTTTCGTTTACCTGATTTCCTTTCAGTTAATCCGACGGATAATGCCTTCGACACACATAGTTGACAGTGTGTCTTTCACATAGTCGTTCCAATCGTCCCACGCGACTTCGCGTGCAACCTGACTCGCAGTGTAGACCTTCCCAAAGATGAGACTAGGCTTATTCGCTTTGTCGAACACATGCACGCAAGCATCCTCAAGGCTTTCGAGAGTTATGAGGGAACCATCTTTCTTGACGTAATCCCATAAGTCTGGTTCAATCCCAAGCTCTTCAGAGCTATACGACTTTCGCAGCTCCCAATCGACAAGCAGTTCAGGGTCAATCTTTCCGTACATTCTTGTTCCTTTCATTCCGCAAAGTTCACGATGTAGCATTTCTTATCTTCTGAATCCCAGATGAACTGATGTGCCCAGCCATGCACGAAACACATGCCATCAAGGCTGATGGCTTCGCTCGCCTCGGTCTCGAAATACCAGTACAGTTGGTTGTCGGCTATGTTGGTGTTGCACCGCCATACGAGACCTTCGACAGCGACGAAGATGCCAGATGGCTCGTTTTCACTGAACAAGTCCAAGTAGCCGACGAGCTCGTACCCTCGTTCAACAAACCACGGGTTAATAACTGTCAGGTCCCAGCCCGTATCTTCCTTGACATACCCTGCAACAGACAATTGCAACTTGTCGAGGTAGGAACGGAACTCATCCTGCTTAGTAATCTCTCCAATCAATTCTTCCCACATGTTGTCACTCATCCTCCTTACTAGGAGCGAACAGGTAGCCCTCACCTGCGAAGCCAAGGGCGTCGCACCCACCCTTAACCCAGCCGACACCGTGAGGGTCTGTTTCAGCTTCCACCTCAGACGCGGGGCGAATGGTCCATCCATCACGAACCAGGATCTCTTCCACGACGCTGATCAAATCGTCTGCAATAAGCTCGGCCATAGCTGAGATGCGGGCGTTAGCGACAATGGCACGGCGACGCTCAGGGCTCCGTTCCATATCGTACTCGGGTTCCATGTACTCGCTTTCGTCGGGACGGCCCATAGCGTCCCACGTAAGGAAAACATTGGTGTCATTGCACCAGCCACCTGCGAACATGCACACGTCATCCCAGATGTCGCTACCTTGCAGCTCACCATTCACAATGGTGGCTGCGAGTTCGGGTGTCAGTTCGGGTCCAATGATCCATTCTGCGCATTTGCGTGACAGCATGATTTTTACCTTTCGGTCTCGTTTTGTTTTCTGTCGCTCCCTGCCTAGGAATCGAACCTAGCGAGCCTCCCAAACGAGGGCAGGGATGAGATTATTCGTAGATAATCTCAAAGGGCTGCGATGAGCCTTTCAGGCATGTGAACAGCTCATCACATGTGTAGACGCCACCATTACGGCTGTGAACACAGTCGCTATACCAAAGACCGTCTTCACGAAGCATGAACACCCTTACCGAGGAGTAACAGGCTATGACAGTCCCCGGCGCCAGAAGTAGGCCTGATGGTTTTTCGGATTGGGATGAAAGCCCCTTGAGTCTCACCTTGTCGGCAGTCTCTCGAACTGCGCACGAGCATGTACAAGTTCTCATCCCGGTTGATGTGAAGCTTTCCACCGACAAGGCAGGGGCCGTTATTCTTCAGGTTCTGAAGTGTTGCCTTGATGGTTGCCATCAGTACTGCCACCCATCCTTGTTCGTAGCGGTCTCGAACTCACGGAGTGTTGCCCCGGTCGGGTAGTAGGACTCCCACGCTTCAAGGTCGTGGGTAATCCGCTCCATCTCCCGGCGCTCGCGAGCACGGATGCGCTTGCTCAGGTCCCGGGTGTGACGGGTGTACAGGGAGTGCTCCCTGCGGAACTCACGGGGGTGCCACGCGACACCGCGCGCTTCCTTCACGTCCCAGGGATCGGTCTTGTAGGTCTTCGACATGATTTTACCTTTCGGTATTGGGTTGAGCGCCCTCACCTGTTGAGGGTGCTTCGTTCCCCGCCCGGGGATTGAACCCGGCTTTGTCGCCATTGATGCGGGGATGTCTAGTTGTTGGTCACCTGCTCGCGTTGGCTTCGACAGCTGCCCAGAACGGGGTTGTGGGGGAGGGTTCGTAGGCCTGCGTGGAGGGGTTGAAGATGTAGGCGTCGTTGGCGATGCCTTCAATGTTGAAGTCGTCGGCGTGCTCGCCAAGGGCGGTCTTGATTTCGTCGTACACGTCGGTGAGGGTGGTCAGCTGGTTCATTGTCGGTTCCTTTCGGATGAACTTGTACAGTGCTTGTGTGTACCTGTCGTGGAAGGTGACACGTTTCCACTGTGTGTCGGTGGCACAGGTGATGTCTTGCTCAGTGATCAGGCATACCCCGGTCTGCATGTAGGGGGCTGTCGTATACCAGTCGGGCACCTGGTCAAGGGGGACGTATTCGACTGTGAGTCCGTCGTTGTTGGTTTCGGTGGCGGCGACAGGTGCTGTGGCGAGTAGGGCGGTGAGTGCAAGGGCGGCGATGTTCATTGTTGGGTTCCTTGGGGTGCCCGGCCCCGCGTGGGTTGTGATCAGGGCCGGGCGTTGGTTGGTGGTCAGTAGACGGTGAGGCTGAACCCCGCGTCTTCGAGCTGGCTCAGTGCCGTACGGTCGCCGTTCAGGCCTCGGCAAACGCGCTGTGCCCACTTGGCTGCGTCGTAGGCGTTGAAGCCGGGTACGAGGGCGAACCATTCCTTGTAGCGGTCGTAGTCGCCAGCGATGCGGGTGAGGGTGGGGACGCGGGTGTACTCGTCAGTGAGGTTGATCAGGTGTGTCATGGTTGGGCCTTTCGGTCTCGTTTGGTTTGTTGTGGCTTCAGCTTACACGAGCGTCTGTCACTCTGTCAACTGGAAGCTTCGTGACGTGTGCCACATCGTGAGCCGGGCAGGAATCGAACCTGCCTTCACCCGCCACGTCGCCTTGAACGACAGGGGCGCGGCTCGCAGGTGCCTAGCGCGGTGAGCGGCTACTCAGTGCGTCTAAGCCCTAGCCTGTGGAAGCGTTCGACAAGGGTGCCAACCCCGTCGCGACGGTGCAAGCCGACGCCTTCCACGTCATTTAGTTTACAGTCAAGATCGTTCGGATCAAGGGGCTGTTTCCCTTGCCGATGACTTAAGCTTAGCGCAGCGTCTGTCAGAGTGTCAACTCAAGTCTGCGTGACCTGTGTCACATCATGTGCGGAGGTTGCTGACGCATACGACAGGGGCCGCCTCGCTATCTCATGAGGGCAGGGGGCTTACGCTATAGGCATGTGCGCGCTCGGGTTAGTTTGAGCCGAGGCCCTTATGTGCTATCGACAGGCCCATGCTTCTAGCGGGCCTTGTGTTGACGCGTGGCTTGAGGTAGGGGCCGGCCCCCCTTGCTTCATTCGACAGGGGCTCGGAGCCAGTGTGTACGACACAGCCTCAAACTCGTGTTAGGCGAGCTGAGGCCTTAGGTGCTTATCAACAAGGTAGGCTTCGTGTTCGACAGCCCCCTGGGCTCGTTCGGTGTGTTCGACAGGGGCTTGCTGCCTCGTTGCCGGGCCTTGCTATACCCTGTGTACCTCCTCTTGTACGTGCCTGTGTGTTCTCTACACATACTGAGGGCGGTGACCCTGGTATTTTATCATTCTTTTAGTTCAATGACAAGCCAAAAGGGGGGTTAAGTATTCTTCGACACCCCCCGGGGGGCTTGTGTGCGAGTCACTTGACGTTTTTGATTGACATCTCAAGATACGGACGCATTTGACGTTTGGTTTTTGTGATGGTATCGCGTGTGCACAGCGTGGCGGATTTCGGGTTGTGGAGGAGGGGTGTGAGTGTGAGAGGTCGTTTAAGGGGTCTAGAAGGCGATCTGAGCGAGTTTTAGGGTGGGGGTAGTGTCATGGCCTAGGTAGGGGTCTGAAAAGGCGTGAGAGGTCGTTTTAGAGCGTTTGAGGGGTTAATGTCAGATTGACGTTAATTAGGCGTGGAACTCCTTCTTAACCCGCGGACGCACGTAGTGCGTTTATAACTTTCTTAATATATAATAAATATATCTATAGTATTAAGAATATTATCTATTTTAGAACATCTTGTATTTAGAACAGGGTTATTACAACTATTTTTTATAACTATTCTCTGTAGGTAATAATTTGCTGATTGTATTTCAATAAAAAAATCTAGGAATAATCAGCGAAAAAGGGGGTTTTCGCGAGGATTTTTCACCTGACACTCTGACGAATAGATCGTGTCAGTTCGTGCAAGTTGATACAAAGGTAAACACGACTTTACTTGTGCTTCGTGAGCGTAGCCACGCAGGAAAAGGGTGGTCGCAAAAATGGGGGGCCGTGCTTGTGGTGTCTATCACATGGTGTAAGTCACGCAGTGTGATCCAGATCATGTGGTGCAAGACACGAAGCATGACTAAAGTCCTATGACACTAGTCACGATGCAGGACTAGGACGCATGCAATTAACCTCGGTATAATTTCCGAGTAATCTTTATTTTAGTGGCCTGGATCACCATCGTGACGTAGATCATGAGACGTAGGTTACGCAGGTGATGCAGGTCATATCGTGTAGGTCACGCAGGTGACTCAGATCACATGATGTAGGTCACGCAGGTGTACGTGAGAGGGGGCACGCAGCATGGGCTGCGTTGGGTAGATCACGTGGTGTGAGTCACGCAGTATGAAATGCATCACATGGTGTAAATCACGCAGCATTGATTCGTGACTGGGGTCATATGATGCAAGTCACGCGAGTTGGAGGAGGGCGCAGGTTAACAGAGTGACAGGATTTTCTTTACACATTTGACCCGGGGCGCATAATTTGACAAATTCAGGAAAACATGATAGAGGAGCATAGGAGGGGATTTGGGGGCCCCTCGACTTGACAAATAGAAAATCATATGCTATATGGGGAGGGGTGGGGTGGGGGGTGTCATACCCACCTGTGTATTTCCATATACCCACCTTTCTGTGGGTCAAGTCACGTTGCATACTCAATGATTGGCTGCTAAGATACGAGTATCGACAACGAAAGGAGAAAACATGAACCTACAACCCAGTGAGTTCATCGCCAAAACCCAGGCACCCGACAACAGCCCACATACAACATGGTCCCCGGCACTGTCGTACGCCTCAGGAACCGCATCTTCGTATCTGTCGATGCCTCAAAGGGGCCTCACCAGTGGCTTGCAGCCCGCACTGGTCACTACCTTAGCCACGAACAGTTTGCGGGGTGACACCACCAACCTGCCTGTGATCCTGTTTGACCCTTTGGACACCGACACCGACACCTCTACAGACAAGGAGAACAACAATGACAACGACTGAACGTGACCCGCTCATCAAGGCATTCGTCAAAACTCTTGAGGAAGCCAATATCATTACCACCACACACGACCTTACCAGCACGCAGTTTGAGTGCTTCACTCCTGAGTGCCTACGAATCGTGATGGACTCACTCGACATCGAGCCAGGCACTGTCATCTGTGTCGGCGGCTGGGAAGCAATGCGTGTCGTTGGTAATGGTGACCGCAATGAGTTGGTGTGGGTCGGATTCAACGGTCGTAAGTACACCCACGAGGAGTTCGCTGATACTGTTCGTTCGACTCGTGATGTCGTGCGTGTCGTCCACTATGGGATTATCTGATGAAGAACACCATCGAATTCGAAGGCCATTAATGAGGCACTAAAGCATGTTGCTGACATGCTCGGGTGCATGATGTATATCAAGTCCACATCCAGGCTCACGGTTGTCGGTGAAGAGATGGCAGTCAACACCGTTAGGCAAGTGTGGCAGACAGCCCTCAAAACCTACACGACGACGCTGAATGAGCGGGTGTCGAAGGCCTCTATAAAAAGCCGAGAAGAGTGGTCGGATGACTATATCCTTGGTTTCTTCGAGGGGGCTTACTGCCCGGCACTCGTATGGCCACCCGAGGATTCTTGGACTGCTTGATGGTTTGAAAGAATATAAAAAAGGAGAAGAATGATGACTGACGTTGATAAGCTGCTTGAGGGTATTTCTACCTTGGTGCGCAGCGAGTTTGAGGATAGTCCGAAGTTGAGTGGGACTCAGTTTCAGATTCTCGATACGGATTTGAATGCCGCTGTCGTTGATGCCACGAGCTTTTCTTCTGGTGTATTGATGAATATGGGCGGCTGGGAGGTCTTTTGCTTCACTAATAGTGAGTTTAAGAGGCGTTGGATTTCCTTTAATGGTGAGATTTATAATGACTACGAGTTTGCGGAACTTGCTCGCAAGTGCAATGGAAAGGTGATGGTGATTCATGGAGGCCTGTGAGTTTTGAGCCTTACATTGTCGAATACAATCTGAAGGAGAATTGAAATGTTGGATACACTGTACGCTGTATGGGACTTGGACTGTGATGACCCTGGCATCATTGGTCTTTTTGAAACCAAAGATGAGGCTGACGCTCATGCGGCATATACAACACATGAGTATTGCCGTGCAATGACTGTTGTCGAATATCGAGCAAGGGAGAATGAGAACAAATGAACCATAAGCTGGTTGCCATTACAGGTGCACTCATGCTGTCTCTTGGGGCTTGTACCCCGGCTCAGACGGCCTCGTACAACCTGAGCAATGACTCGGATAACTTCCGTGTGGTGTTCGTGAATGGGATCAGCGATAAGTACCTTCTCAGCATTGAGGGTTTGTGTTCGATCACGAAGGATAAGGGGGATGCTCAGCTTGAGGTCACCTACAAGACGGGTGACGGAGAGTACAAGAAGCATTATCTGGGTATCTCAGATAACGTCACTTACTTCGTGGAGCAGCTGGACCCTGCATCTGTGGACACCTATCATTACAAGGTGCAGTTCCGGCCTGAAGAGCTGCTGCCTGATGTCGATGTACAGGTCAGTGGAGGCGACAAGTGGTGTTCAGTGAAGCAATAATCTATGATTGGAGGAATAATGCGAGCAAGGCTGACTAAAGGATTGCTATTGCTATACCCGTGGTAGGGCTTTTAACTATCCTGGTATTGCCAGCCATAGGGCTTCGCACAGGCGTAGACGTGAAGATTGCACCATTAGGTTTACATATGGTGACGTTAAGAGTTGGGAGTACTCGAAACTGAAAGGAGAAAAGCAATGAACAACCAGGAATACATTGACACCTTTGATGAGGTGCGAGATGGCTACAAGAAGCTGCACACAATGACCCTCGATAAAGTGGAGATCATGTCTGTAAAGGGTGTCGGCAAGCGGGAAGTCGCAACTATCCTGAGTTGTGAGGACTTCAATGCCATTACGACCAAGGGCAATGTCGTTGTCACTGAGAAGCACGGGACATTCCTGAAGGTGACTGACCAGTATTGGGTGACGGTTAACCACTTTGAGGATGAAGTTATCCGGCATGATGCTGACGTGCTTCTTGCCTTGATCCTGGAACAGGATCACGTCAATGTGTTGATTGATCCAGGTCTCGAAGCATAGTGTTTGTACCTGTGCTATGCTGAATACATAACTGAATAGCCCCTCAACTCTTTGCAAGCAAGGAGTTGAGAGGGGCACCACCCCTTGTGGCGGAACAGGAAGACGCGCTCGGCTCAAACCCGGGTTCCAGTAAGGAGTATGAGTTCGACTCTCATCAAGGGGACTACCAATCAGGAAATATGGCAAACAAAGACCTCTCGTGGGTGCTGGTTGATGAGACGGCCTGAGACAGCGCGCCTCTGATCTCAGGAACACGTACTAGGAGGGTTCGTCCTTTCAGGTACGGGCCTTGTGCGGGCTTACAACATGCACAGTGAGGGGCTGTCGAACATAAGACAGCCCCTCACATTATTACCAACAAAGAGGAAGGAGAAAGAAATGCGACCTTACAGGCAGCATAGCGGCGACGCGGGGGCGGACTTGGAGGTGCCGATCCAATACATCATTTACCCTCATGAGACCATCTTGGTGAAGACAGGCTACACGCCGCAGATGTTCGACATCCCCCGGGATGCTGTCGGCCTTGTCTTTGCCCGCTCGTCGCTGCACAAGAAGGGCTTGATTCTCGCCAATGGTGTCGGTGTGATCGACTCCGGGTATGAGGGTGAGGTTCTTGTGCCACTGCATAACCTGACCGACAGCCCTGTCGTTCTCGAAGAGTACGAGCGCATTGCGCAGATCGTGGTCCTGCGACTAGAAAACCTGTCTGAATTGTACGATGAGCCTGTCTTGTCCACGAGGAAGCGTGGTAAGGGCGGCTTTGGTTCGACTGGAAAGTGAGAAGAAGTTGAGCATTACTGTTTACTCTAAGCCTCGTTGCCCTCAGTGTGTGGCTACGTACCGTAAGCTGAATGGGCTGGGTGCCCCGCACGAGAGTGTGGATGTGTCTGAGGACTCTGAGGCCCTGTCGTTTATCCGTTCGCTTGGCTACAGTCAGGCCCCTGTCGTTGTTGTGAAGGATGCCAAGGGAGCTATCGTGAAGCACTGGTCGGGGTTCCGCCCTGATTTGATCAAGAAGGAGGCTGGCAAGTGAGTAAGATCGAGAATCCTGTGAAGCTGGAAGCTGCACGTGCGCGGATGGCGAATGCGCGCGCATCACGCAAGAAGATGGATTACCCAGCTGATGTCGAGGCTCGTCTTGAGGATGTTCGAGCACTTGTGCTTGCGCAATTCACTGATGCGGGCCTGTCGGCGTTCAAGGATGGGCGCAAGGTTGGGGGACCCTCGGATCGGTATTTCTACAATAAGCTGGTCCGCGGCAGTCTGAATATCAAGGACATGATCCTGCTGAGTGATTACCTGCCTATTGACTGGACGCTTATTTTGAAGGCGATGCGGCGTCCGAAGGATGTTCTGCGCCCTGTCGATACTGAGCCTGCGCCTGTTGATGTCATGTTCGCTGATCCGGGTGATGATCCGTTTGCTGCTTTCTTTACTGATGTGGATGGTGTGTGATGGAGCTTAGTCTGCTTGAGTTTGCTAGGGGCATTGGTAGTATTGGGGCTTTTAAGGTCATTAGGCTGCTGGCTCGTGAGGGTTATCTGAAGCGCCGTGGTGGTATTAATGTGCCAACACCGAAGGCTGAAGGGCTGCTCGGCTTGCGCCGTGCTATCACTCGGGGTGGTAAGCGGCCTAGTTATCATTGGCAGACGTACGTAACCCCGGAAGGGGGAAAGTTCTTTGCTGATATGATTGAAACAGAACTGAGAGACTTCGGACACTGGGAGTTGAAGAGATGAATTGGCAAGACCTCGTTGCTGACACGAATATGTGGATTGACAACTTTGATGGTGGGCGTGGTGGTAACGCGCTTGATCGTGTTATTGTCCACCATAACGCTGGTAAGAAGATGAGCTTTAGTGGCGTGTATGGTGCATTCACCTTAAATGGTACAAGTGCGCATTATGATGTGGACGTTGATGGCAATATTTGCCAGTATGTCCATGACTCCGACACGGCGTGGCATTGCCCGGGCGTGAACAAGAAGTCGATTGGTATTGAGCACGCGAACTCCACTGGTGCTGATGGCGGGTGGGACATTAGTGAGGAGACACTGGATGCTGGTGCGCACCTCACTGCTGCCTTGTGTCGAGGTTACGGCTTGGGCCGTCCGCAGTGGCGAGTGAACGTCTTCCCCCATAGTGACTTCTACTCGACTGCTTGCCCGGCTTCGCTGCGTGATATGTATGCGAACGAGTACATCGATAAGGCGCAGCAGTACTACGATGACCTTGACCTTGAGCTGTTGAACAAGGAGGGCTGGGTGTCGCAGGATGGTGGCTGGTGGTATCGTCTTGAGGGTGGCAACTTCGAGACTGGCTGGTTCCCTGTCGCCGGTTCGTGGTACTACGCCAATGAGAAGGGCTGGATTCAGGTTGGCTGGCAGTTCATCGACGGTAACTGGTACTACCTGCACCCGGTTCATGATGGGCGTTATGGTGCTATGGAGACCGGTTGGGTGAAGGATGGTGAACACTGGTTCTACCTGAACTCGAAGGGCGAAATGCAGACCGGCTGGGTGCAGCTTAAGGGTAAGTGGTATTACCTGGAAGCTAATGGCGCTATGCGTACCGGGTGGCTGTCGTATCAGGGGGACGATTACTTCTTGACTGATACGGGTGCTATGGCTGTCGGATTGTGTCAGACCCGTCTTGATGGTGGATGCTCGATCTTTGGTGAAGACGGCAAGCTTATCCACGGTCGGATGACGGTTGAGCAGGACGCTGACGGTATTGTGAGGCTTGTCACGCAGCACTGAGTTGAGGATAGTGAGGGCCGGTAGCTACCATTGTGACTACCGGCCCCTTCCACAACCTATAAGGAGAAAAACAATGAAGAAGATCATCACAGCTGTCGCTGGTGTTAGCATGCTCGTAGCTGCACCTGTCGCCGCCTATGCAGACAACGACACCATGACCGCTACAGTCACCTCGGCGCAGTCCATGAGCCGACAGACCAGCTCCGAGGTCAACGTGTCTGGCACGTGGGAGACCGAGCGCCTTACTGTCGGCCAGCAGTTCACCGTCGCATCCGTTGATGGCGGGTTCAAGTGGAACACTTCGTTTCCCTTCACCCTCGATGATGGGTCTCAGATCGGTGAGTGCACCGCCAACGAGGCGACACTAACCTGTAAGGTCACGACAATCCCTGACGCCTATGCCAACAAGAAGGATATAAAGGGTACCTGGTGGGCGCGTGCACGCCTTCAGGACAAGGCAGTCGGCACCACCGAGGGAAAGATCAGCCTGAATGGTGAGGTTGTGAAGACCCTCGTGTGGGGCGACAAGGACGCTACAGGCAAGTGCTCCAATGATTGCTTTGGGCCGGCACATTACGAATATGCCTCGCCTGAGAACCTGAAGTTCGGATGGACGAACGCTAACGGCACTGTCGGCTGGGGCATTAAGTTCATTGTCGAGCCGGGTGTCGAGTACACCGTGAAGGACCTCGACACGAAGCTCACCACAGACGTGAAGTGCACGGAGGCACCGACCTGGGACCCCAAGACGACAGCGTTCATTACGGCCATTGCGGTGGATGCTAACACCATTAAGTTCACTGCCCCTGAAGGTGCAGAGGTGTGCATGGTCTACCCGCCTGAGCAGGTTCGTGTTCCTGATGGTCAGACCTCGGTGACGAACCACGCCGAGGTGAACGGTGTGAAGCTGGAAGCAACGGCGACTGTCAAGGCTAACGGTGGCGCTGATGGTGACGGTACTGCCATGACGAATCCGGAGCCTTCTCCGGTGCCGACCCCTGATGTGAGCGCGCCGACCCCTGCCCCGGCTCCTTCACCGGAGCCGAAGCCATCTGACAAGCCTCAGTCTGATCCGACACCTGCACCTGTCGAAACGACGCCGGTTCCTGTGCCGTCCGTGTCCCCGTCCGCTCCTGCACCTGTCGAGAAGCCGCAGGGCGCACAGGGTGGAACACAGGGTAAGCTCGCTAAGACGGGCGCTACGCCTGCTGGCCTGATTGGTACAGGCATCCTCGTGGCTGGTGGTGTCGCGCTGGCTGTCGCACGCTACAAGCGCCGCTGAGAACTAAACAAAAAGCCCTGGATACTACTCAAGTGTCCAGGGCTTTTTGCATGTTCACGTTTTGTATAATATTTGTAAGGAGGTTTAGAGATGAAGAATGAAGTTCTGACCACTGACCGTACGAAGTGGATGGTACTCACCCCGGAGCGCCGCAAAGCACTCTATGGCCTGTTCGCTGCGATTGGCATGGTTGGTGTCGCTTACGGCGGGTGGACCGCTGAGAACTGGGAGCAGTGGTCTACGGTTGCTCAGCAGATTCTGTCCGTGATTGGCCTGCTCGTCGCGACTGTTCATACGGGCGGTACCTATGTGGCGCCTGCCTATGGGACGGTTGACGACAGCAACTAACAAGATGTGGCCCTGCCACTTAGATGGTGGGGCCACTTCACTATTCACAATTATTTAAGGAGTTGAACAATGGCGCGCATTATTGGTAGCGTCAAGACGCCCGCGGGCGATCACGTCATGATCAGCGTGTACGTGACGCCTAAGCCCAACCCTGTCGGCTCGAACAATCCCGTGTCTGATCTGCTCGTTGGTGGCTTTGTCGTGCAGAACACGTTGCAGCCTGTCTCAATTGACCTTGAGCCAGGCACGTATGACGTGCGTATCACGGGGCCCTCCGGTGTCATCGTGGAGAAGGAGATTGGCCTTGCGGTTGATCAGGAGGTGTCACTGAGTGCCTTGGTGGGTAACACGCCTGTTGTGCCTCACCCGGTTGCCCCTGTCGTTAACGTCGATGTGACGCGCCCGGAGATTCGCGTGGTGGCCTCCAAGGCGGAAGCTGCGGCACTACCTGTCGGCACGTACTACTTCCTCATTGACCCTGCCGCATCGGCACCTACGCTGATCGACCACGTGGCTGGCCAGTACACGGGCGACACAGGCACGGTCACTGTCGACGGCAAGGCCGGGGACACGGTGATCGTCGGCGTCAACGTGAAGGCTCAGTCTGATCAGGTGTTCACCTGGCCTGCTGGGTGGACAGTGCTTGTCGAACCATACTGGGTCGGTACCCAGCAGTCCATTATCGCCTACGGGCCGTGGAGTGAGGCTATCGTCTTGAAGACAGCCAAGGCTGTCGAGGCAGGCTATGTGGCTGTGAGCGTGCGTGGCGGTGGTGCGCCTGTGGCCGGTACTGCGAAGGATCGCACGAAGGCGCCGATGGAGACCACGACCGTGACAGCCCGGAAGGTTGACGGGGCAACTGGCCTCAAGTTCGCGTACGCGTTCGAGCGTTCTCTTGGTCAAGAGACCCGTAGCCAGATCACACTGAGCGAGGGTTGGGAGCTTGTGGACTTCGCGGCTCAGACTGACTCTAACCTCCAGACGGTGGCGCTTGCGCAGGGCAAGGGCGACACTGACGCAGTGTTCACGTACCCGAATGCCCAGGCGACGAATGGTCTTGGTGTTCAGGTGGTGATCCCCGGTGCCTGATCTGTGGTTGCGTCGCGCTGGTGGTGACGTGCGTGGCACGATGTGGGAGCGTGCCAGCGGTGGCGACAGGTGGGTGGCTGGCACTCGTGTGGTGCCGAAGCCTGTGCCTGTGCCGACTGGTAGTGTCGTTGATCGTTTCCTGGCTTCTAAGCCGTTCTACGTGGCTCACAGGCTCGGCGGTACCGAGTACCCAGAGTTCACACGCCAAGGCCTGGAAGCGTCGTTGCGTGCCGGTTTCAAGGCCTTGGAGCTGTCGGTGCGCCGGTGTTCAACCGGCGAGTTCGTGCTGATCCACGATTGGGTGACCACACGTACGGTGCCGGGCACGGACTATCAGATCTGGAACACCCCCTGGTCTGTGCTCTCGGGCTTGCAGCAGGCATCTGGAGGCTTCATGCGCCTGTCTGATGTTGTCAACCAGGTCGGTAGAGACATTGTGCTGGCTATTGACCATAAGGTTACGTCTAGTAAGCCGACTGGTTCGCAGGGGGATATGGACTCTGAGAAGGAGTTGT